GGTTGATGACTGGGAGAAAATTAAAGGATCCTGCGCCAGCTTTTACGCTGCTGCTGAATGGGGGTACAAGCAAGCCCTAAAAGAGCAGCGTGCAATTGCTGACGAACTTGAAGCCCAGTAGTCCGATCAACTTATGACTGACCAACAGATCATCCAAGCCGCTCTTGATGCAGGTCTGTGCTTCCCAGATTGCTGGGCACTGACCAGCCCCAGTGACCCAACCGAAGACATCAGCGACACCTGGAGCAGCTACGAGCAGCGCAAGATGCAATCGCTGCGGGACTTTGCTGAACGGATCAAAGCTTTGTAGTCAGACCCCACTTGTCAGCAATGTTTACACATTGCGTAAATGTGTTAAACATTCTTAATTTCCCTGACAGATTGTCTTAATTTATCAGGATTTCCAATAAACGTCATTTATCAAGATTCCTGCTAAAGCCCCTTAAGGGGCTTTTTCTTTGCCCACGTAGTATCACCAGGAAGAGGCTCCATGCCTCTGTCCCAGGTATCAAAGCATGTTTTGCTAAATACCATACCCCACGAAATCCACGCTATACTCGTTACGTTATGAACACTTGTCCAATGCCTGCTTTTGTAGATTTATCTGGCCGTAGATTTGGCGCCTTAACCGTTGGGTCTCTTAATACGGAACGCTCCACCACAAAGCGAAAAATTTGGGATTGCATCTGTGATTGCGGGAAAAAGAAGACGTGCGACGGTGAAAACTTAAAACAAGGAAGAACTAAAAGTTGCGGCTGTATTGTAAGCGAAGCATTAATTCAATCACGGGCCAAACGCAGGCAGTTTACAAAAGAGGAAAAACCATTTCGCCATATTTGGAGATTAATGATGCGTCGCTGTTACAATCCCAGTGATGGGGCTTATCGCCATTATGGAAAGAGGGGGATAACTGTTTGTGAGCGTTGGCATAATTATTGGAATTTCAAGCTTGATATGTATCCAAGACCAGAAAATATGACTCTTGAGCGGATAGATAATAATCAGGGTTATTCACCCGAAAACTGCTGCTGGGCTTCACGAGCAAAGCAATGCAATAATCGAAGGACAAATAATTATCAAACAATAGATGGCGTGACAAAAACAGTCTCTGAATGGTGCAAAGATTACGACATTGAGGTGCGGGCTGTTTATCAAAGGCTAGGCAGGGGGTGGAATATGCAAGACGCATTGACAAAACCAGTTAGGATTTTTTCCAAGTCGAATCAAAAGGAATAGGCTCAAGACCTACATTCCAATCGTCGTAATCATCGCAATTCCTTAGTTTTCTAGCAAAATCTTCTTCATTGCGAGGATCGTACATTTCCCCCTTTGCCATCCATCGCTTAAGCCTTTCCTTTTCCTGCTCTGCAGAAAGCTTCATGATCGGCTGATCTTGTATTGTCCGAGTCTAGCTGGCTTTGTATAGGCAAAAGAAAAGGGGCCTTACAGCCCCTTTTCTTCACATCCTCCGATGCCGAATTTTCCCTGAAGATACAAGGGAGATGATGCGCCTCGCAGGAGACCATGCAAAACTCCTTGGCTAAGCCATACGGCTTCGCCCGCATCATCATCGGCGTCCACCCTCACGGCTCGCCCGAAGACGAGAGCAGCAGTTAAGCCGCTAGGACCGAATGCTTCAAAAGCATAACACACCTTGCCCGCTCGGCAGCAACTGGTCTTTTCATGGCACAATGGGCATTGCCTTGTCGGAGACGGCATGGCCCTCGCTAGTTCTTTCGTACTAATTGATGAAACGATTCCTTTTCTCTCTCCTGCTGCTCTGCCCCTTACAAGCGCAAGCAGCAACGCTCCAATGTGGCTACGCCTCGCACTACGGCATTGGCGACGGTTACCACGGACAACGAGCTGCTAACGGCTCCCGCTTTGACGCTTACGCCCTCACGGCTGCCCACCCTTGGCTTCCATTCGGCACCAAGCTCCACGTTAAGAATCGCAACAATGGCAAGTCGGTGGTGGTGACAATCAATGATCGAGGCCCATACTACGGGGGTCGCATCCTGGACTTGTCCTACGGCAGCTTCTCTCGCATTGCTTCCCCTTCTCAAGGCGAAGCCTCCATCTGCATTTCAAAGCTATGAAAGACGCAGCTTCATTCCTGCTGGTGAGCCTCATCTTTGGGCTCGGCACTTTTGCTATTGCAGCTTCTCCTAATGTGCTGCCCAATAAGGAGGGCCTGGCAAAATGCATGCTCCTGCATCCTGAGCGCTACTGCCGCATCGCTAACGGCTTCCCCGTAGCCAAGCTTGACAGCCGGGCCAAATAGACCTACAGTTCCCTCGGTCGATGGGGAAGGAGCTTCGCAAGAGGCTCCCCCTTTCTTCCATTTTTATACCCCCTGGCGACAGGCTCCTCATGGACAAAACTAACAAAATCAAACAGTTCATCTTCAATGCTGGACACAGCATTGTGAGCGTTGAGTTCATCAAAGCCGATGGCTCTGTGCGTAAGCTTCAGTTCAATCCTTGGGATACCAAGGAAATCAAGGGCACGGGCACGGCAGTAAAGAAGCCTAACATTGTACGTTGTCGTGATTTCTCCATTGCTCGCAAAGAAGGAGAAGGCGCCTGGCGTTCGTTTGATTGCGAGCGCGTCGTAAGCATCAAGGCCAATGGTGAAACCCTCGTCTTCTGAACCATGGGGCTCTTTCGTAAATCCAAGCCGCGCATGTCAAATAGAGATCGCGTGTTGCTTTCTCGGTATCTGCGCTCAGAAGGGCGACCAGTGGCAGAAGAATTAATGGAAGAAGACGGCGTGATGTTAGAGCGCTTGTTTAATTACATTGGTGATCTAGAAGGTCGCATTAAAAGCTTATCCATTTACATTCACTCTCGCAATCTTTGAACTATGCCTCTCACAAAAACGCAACAAGCCATTGCCAAAATGGTTTCTGACAATGCAAAGCACAAATGGAAGGATTACAGCGCCGATGATCGTTTTTCTGCTCGCAGCTTTATTCTTTCCCGCATTGATAAGCCCGCTTATAAAAAGAAACGGGACTTGCTAGTCACTCTTGCAGATGCTTTGCAAGATGACATTTGGAAAGTGCTTTAATGGCGCTTAAAGACAATAGAAGAGCAGTAATTGCACTTGCCGCAAAATATGGTTTTGTTCTCCATCGTGAGACAAAACATTATGTTTTTAAGCATGCTTCTGGCAAAATTCTTGTTACAAGCAAAAGCAGCATGGACAAGCGCCTGCTTAGAAATATTGAAAGCAATATCAAAAAGATTTTGGCTTCGTAACGTTTTGCAACAAGCCCTTGCCCCGCATTTTAATTTCCTCTAACTTAGGCAAGTCCACAAGGACATCCTCCCTTTCAAAACCATGACCGATTCTTTCCACACTCAAGTTGTTGACATGACGCCCGAATGGGCTTCAGAACTCCTCAAAGGCAACGTCAATAATCGTGGTCTTTCGCGCACAAAAGTTAAGTCTTTTGCTAAGCAAATTATCAATGGCAAGTGGCGTAAAACTGGTCAAGGCATTTCTGTCGCCTCTAATGGCAGGCTTCTTGATGGCCAAACTCGATTAAGTGCAGTCGTTCAAAGCGGACGCTCTGTGCCTATGGTCGTTGCTTGGAATTGTGACGAAGATTCATTCGCTGTTTTTGATACGGGTCGCGCCAGAAGCGCTACTGACGTGTTGAAGATTGCTGGACTTTCTCAGCATCAGGGGATTGTATCGTCCGGTCTTCGCCTTGCTATTCCTCTCATTGAAGACTCAGAAGCTTATTTTGCTATTTCACAAGGCATCACCAACGAAGAGATTTTAGATCTATGGAATCAGACTAAGGATCAATGCGAATGGTGCGCAAATCTTTCTTCTTCTGTCCATAAACAATTTACTACGTTCTCTAAGTCAATTTATTTCACCTTCCTTTATCTTGCTATCAATAAAGGATGGGAGCATGACGTATTGCTTGAATTTTCTAATTTGTTTGGTTCTGGAGCTGAACTGGAAAACGGATCACCAATTCTTGCCTATCGGCAGTACGTGACAAACAATGTTCTTCGTTGCAATATGAATCAGCAGCGCCTGCAAACTCTTGCTTCGCTTATTTGTTGTTTTAACAAATATGTGACAGGTTCTTCAATGCGCAAGTTCCGCCCTCCCACCATTCCCCCAATGATTCAAATTGCTAACCCTCCAATGGCAGCTTGATCTTTGTAAAGGTTTGTAACAAAGGGGGTCATCAGGCCCCTTTTCTGGGCTGGTTTCAGCAAATGTTGAAGGGACATCCCACTGACGACTCTAGACTTAATTTCACTCTTGCAGGGCTTTTCAGCAACTGCTGAAAATGCCTTAAAGCTATTGATGCCCTAGCAAAAGCTGAACTGAAAGCAATATCAAAAAGATTTTGGCTTTGTAACGTTTTATAACAGACCCCGGAAACAGGGCCTTTCTTCTGTATTATTACCAAGTGTTCGGCGGCGACGCCTCTCCAAATGGCAACCATCCCCACCATCCATCTCAATGGCACTGGCTTCATTACTCTCCGTGATGAATACGCTGCTGCCTACGATGCCATCAACAAGGCTATTGATGCCCTAGCAAAAGCTGAACTGAATGGCCGCGATTACTATCCGCAAGGGCCTGATGCTTATTACAAAGCTCGTGATGAGCGCCAAACGGCTCTCGATAGCCTCCGCGAGGCTCATCAATATGCTGGCGAAATGCTTGCTGGTATCTGCGACCAACAGCGTTGATTTTAGACTAGGGGCCACTAGGCCCCTTTTTTATGCCCTTTCCCATTGGCACTCTCGTTGATCTTTACGATTTTGGTTTTAAGCAATGGAGAGGAGAATATATTGTGATGAAACTAGGTGATAATGGCCTGCATAAGATTAAAAACACCAAAACCAATAGCCAGCAATTTGTAAGCGAAGACAAGCTACGCATGAGCAGGCTTGGCCCATTCTCAATAAAGAGCCTCTATTGAGAATATTTCAAAATGTAACAACGCTTGACTTCGGCTCCGCTTTCATCTAATTTTTATTTTGTCAAGGGCAGCGACTGCCCCCTCTCTTCAAAGCCATGGCTCACGAATTCACCTCCGGCGCTTTCTTCAATGGCAAAGCTGCCTGGCATCGTCTTGGCACTGTCCTCGACGGCACCCTCCCTGCTCGCGAGGCTTTCCGCTTGGCCGATGCCGATTGGGACGTGCTGTCCACTCCCATCTTCGATCCCACTGGTTCACCTATCGAGGGTTATCAAGCCATTTCTCGTGGAGACAATGGGCAAGTACTCAGTGTTCAGAAAGATTCTTATACCATCGTTCAGAACGAACAGCTCATCCGCCTGGCTGAAGCCCTGCATGAAGATGCCTCCATGGATGCCGTAGTTGTCCTTCAGGAAGGTAGAAAAGTGGCCTTTACTGCTCGCATCAACAATGCAGAGGGCGAAGTGGTAAAAGGCGATGAAATTAATCAATATTTTGTTGGCACCACTTCTCACGATGGCACTATTGCTTTCCAAGCCATCTTTTCGCCCATCCGAGTGGTGTGCATGAATACGCTTTCAGCCACGCTCAACCATGCTGCACGTTCTGGCGTAAGCAAGCGCATGAGCATTCGCCACACTGCCAATGCCAATTCTCTCATTGATCGTCTTCCTGAGATTATTGACATGAAGCGGCAACAATTCACTGCCACCATTGAAGAACTGCAGGCAATGGCTGCTAAACCCTGCACGTCTGAAATGTTCAAGCAATATTGTGAGCAAGTATTTGCCGATCAACTGGCAGGCACTATTAACGACAAGCGTGGAGATAAGGCCACTGCTCGCCCCAAGACCATTGCAGACCTGCCCCAGTGGGATTCCTTGGCTAATAAATTCGCTGGCGACGGCATTGGTTTCGATATCAAAGGTGTGCAAGGGACTATGTGGGGGGCTTACAATACTGTCACTGAATTTCTTACGCACGAAGCTGGTCGTGGTGATGCAGATAATCTCGATACGGCTCGACGCCGCCTGGAGAGCCTTTACTGGGGAAGTGGAGCAGCCACGCTGAACAAGGCTCACTCCCTGGCGCTCGCATAAGCAACGCTAATAGCAAGGGGGCTTTACAGCCCCCGCGAAATGAACTAACTTTTATTTTGTCAAGGGCAGCGATGTCCACGCCACGTTTTAAAAACCATGGCCACCATCACCCGCGAAACCGCCACCTGCCCCGTCTGCAGCGGCTCTGGCAAGCTTCCCCACTTCAGTCACATCGCCAACGGCACTTGCTTTGCCTGCGGCGGCACCGGCACCATCACCTTCAAGACCTTCATCGGCGACAACAGCGATGTGATCCTGGAAGTGTCCATGTGGAAAGGCAAGTTCTATGACGCCCATCTGCGTTGCCGCACCTGGGAGAGCTATGTCAGCCCTTCCCATGGCCCAATGAAGGAATGGGGCAAGGACAAGTGGGTGAAGCGCATCACTGATGTAGAAGAGGCTCGTGAGCTGTGGCGCAATGCCGAGGCCCATGGCATCAAAACTCAGCTTTGTGACTGATTGTTAAAACGGGGCCGACCACGGCCCCTTTCAGACTATTGTTCTCTCATGAAGCGCGAGCTTCCCTCAATTTTTAAAACCATGAGCACCCTGCCTGCTGCAAAACACACTTACGCCGTCACCATCGAGCACCATTACGGCGACATCTATTTCAACTGGCAAACTATCAACCTTGATGCCACCAGCGAAGAAGAAGCTAAAACGCTGGCCGAGCATCGTTTTCCTGAATCCTGGAACGTGAAGGCTATTCGTGCTGTTCGTCACGAATACTCTGCTCTTTGATTTTCATTCATCTTTTTTCCATTATTACCATGAACGCTTCCATCAAACAGGCCTGGACTAATGCTCTTCGCTCTGGCCAGTACGAACAAGGCAAAGAAAGTCTCTATAGCAATGGTAAATTCTGCTGCCTTGGCGTTCTCACGGACCTCTACATTCAAGAGACTAATCAAGAATGGCATCATGATGCTGGTTGTTGTTATAGCTTTGAAACCGAAGGAGGCATTCTTCCTCTTTCAGTGCAGCAATGGGCGCAACTTCACGATCCCAATCCCTATCTTGCCGGCTACCACATCACTTCTTGGAATGATGAGGGGACAAGCTTTACAGAACTGGCTGATTTAATTGATTCTCATCTTTGATAGCCACCAATGATCACCACCATCAAGACCTACCAAGACAACGGCCCGTATTTCTCCTGCACAAGAGGCAGCTACCAAGCTGCCTCGCTCCAGCAGCTTGTTTTTCACGTCAGGCAGGCGATGGAAGACCGTGAGCATGTCATTGGCATCTTTGGCCCCGATGGGGCCTGCAAGGGCGTCTGGCAGCTCGATATCGAAGGGCACGTAGACAGTGCTGGCGACACCATCGTAGATCACGAGGGCTATGAACTGCTCAGGCCAAGCACCAAAAGCAAATGGACGTGGGACTTCCTGCAAAGGCAACTGGCTTGATTGAAGGAGCATCTTGGATGCTCCCTTCTTAAACCCTGTTCAGGCATTGTTTCGTTTTGTTAACAAGGGGCCTCCAGGCCCCTTTCTGCTGTATTGTTTGTTCAACGAGGCGCGAGCCTCTCCTCTGGCTTAAAACCATGACTCGCCTGATCTTCGACATGGCTTCCTTCAGCTCCACTCAGGGGCAATGGTGGAAGGACATGCGCAATGACAATACTGAGCGTCGAGTGAGTCTTGTGGCTTCCCACATGGGCTTTTTCCTCTGGACTGCTGATTTTCGCGAAGCCCGCAGCGGCAAGTTCATCTGCCAGAAGTTCTTCTGCACCAAGCCTGATAGCGAAGAGCCTGTAGCGTTGTTTGAGCACCTGCAGGATCGCCAGGAATGGCTTGAAAAGCAATGGAAGCTACAAGCAGCCTGATTTAGCAAAAGGGGCGCCCCAAAGCGCCCCGCTCTCCTCCTTAAAACCATGCAAGACTCAATTAACATTCTCGCCATCAGCAATCGAGGCCGATCACGTATTGGCACTCACATCACCACTGCCATTGTTGAGCAGAACCACCACGATAAGCTTTTTATTGTGTTGCCTCAATTCAATCAATGTCGATGGATAAAGAAAGATAACGATCCTGATTTTCGCATTATTTCGCAAGGTTAATCATGATTCTCATTGATTTCTTTGATGAAGCTTCTTGCAAAGGCACTGAACTCATTGAAGGCTGGTATTTCTACGATGATGCAGATGATTCCGTAATAGGCGGGCCGTTTTCCAATGAAGAAGCCGCCATAAAGGCGGCTTTTGATGGGCATGGCTGGTAAAGCTTGAAATAATTGTTAGCATGGCGAAACGACGCGAGACTGGCATCTCGTGACGTTTCTAACCACTACCAAGAGGAGTTTGGCCATGGCTACAAATAAGCATAGCAGCGTGCCTACAGGGTTTAAGGAGATCCCTGGGTATAACGGACGCTATTTCATCAATGAGAAGGGCGAGGTGTGGAGTCTTGCCAAATCAAGACTCATGAGTCCGCAAACCAGCGGAAGCAAAGATTATCCATGGGTGCTAATCACGGAGAATAACAAGAAGAAACAACCTCGTACTATTCATTATTTAATGCGTCTTACTTGGATGCCTCCTGCGCCCGGGGAAATAGGGTCTGGTGGCGATAAATGGTGTGTAAATCATAAAGATGGAAATAAACTTAATAATCATATTTCTAATCTTGAATGGACCACAAACAGCGACAACGCAAAGCACGCTTGGGATAATGGACTGCAAGCCTGTGGAGAGGCAAAGAAAAATGCTAAATTTACATCGCGGCAAATTACAGCAGTTCGTTTGCGCGTGAAATATGGTGAAAGCGCTTATTCCATTGCAAAAGAATTAAATGTTTCGCATGGAACTATTAAAAAGATTTGTCGTTTTGATAGTTGGCGCCATCAAGACCTTAATCTTCGTGGCAGGATCCGGGCAAAGTGGTATAGCAAATTTGGACACGGATAGAAAAAGGCTTGTTTTGAAAAATTGGGCACGGCTGGGTTTTGGCTTGTTTAGGGCACGGCTGAAAAAAGGCTTGTTTTATACCATTTCATCACACCTTCTCATCATCACATCATCACGCTGCCATTATATGCGCATACAGACATAAATAGTATAGGCGTACTAGTCCGAAGCGAGGGCGATTCCCCGGTTCTCCGGTGGGGAATAGGGAGAATATACTCTACCTAGCGGCCGTAGATATACCCTACCCAGCAAGCGTAGATATACCCTACTGGTGACGGCCTTAAGAGAGGCTCACTTGTGACCGTGCTAAGTGAGGCTCACTTGTGGCCGTACTAGGTGTCTCCTATTGGTGGCGGCCTTAAATGTAGGCTACTGGCAGTGTGCTGATTCCACTTACTTACTGGCGCGATTCTGCCGAGCTTCAGTGAGACTAACTGCCGCGAGTGGCTGTCTACTCTCACCAGCGTGATTCTGCCGCGATCGCCTATGTTTACCGTTCCGCCGTATTTGTGCTGTCTACCGCTAGGCCTTAGGTGAGCTTTACTGCGCAGTGCTAGTTGAGCCTCACTGTTTAGCGCTAGTTCTCTCTCACTGTTTAGCGCTAGTTCTCTCTCACTGTTTAGCGCTAGTTGAGCCCTACTGTTCAGCCCTAAGTGTAGATATTTCAATACGTAACGCCGATGGCGGTTCTGGCGCTTCCAATGGTATGAGCGCTGAATGTTGCGGATTGTTGCGGCGGTTGACCTTTTGGCAGGAGAGATGATACGCGCGTGCGCGCGATCGTTTCTCTGCTGAGCACTGCGCGCAGTCTCTCCCCACTGATAAGCCTGGCTTGTCATTGCGTCGCGGATCGGGCACTGATAAGCCTATCCGCTTATCAGCGGCCTTTTCAACGCCAAACGATCGCCTGTGCTTATCGCAGGCGCTTCTAGCCTCGCTTTGCCCCTTATCGGTGGTATTGTTCCTTTAGCCGCAGCGATGCGGCCCTCTTGCTTACTTTCGATCATGCTTGCCCTTCCTATTGCCGCTTCCGGCATCACTGGCTTCTATCCCGGCACTGCTTGTGCAGCCGCGATCAGTGCTTACTACTACGTGGTTCCCAGCGTTCCACTTAAAGGCGCCGATCTTATCGAGCACGCTAAGCAATACCCCGAACGATTCCCCAGCAAAACTGATCTTGTGGCCGCATCCGGCCACGTTCGCGAGAACGGCAAGGTCAGCTTTATTAGCTTTTATGAAGCCCTCTTGGAAGCCAAACTAGGGGCCGACCCTAACTATCACGTAACGCTTCAAGACGCTATTGATGAAGATAAAGAATTTGACGCACTTAGCCTACCGTTGCAAGAACTGTACAACGACATCACTGATAAGTTCGGCGAGAAGTGGACTCATCGCCAAACTCTAGACTTTATGGCTGAGTTGGATGATCTTGGCATCACTACTGCGCAGCAGCTAGAAGATGCCTTTTATACCGTCATCCACCATCCAAACTATCATTGGGAACGAGAATTTGCTGAGGAATACTACTGTGAGCTCGATTACAGCATCGCTGATAGCCCTGTAGCTTGCTTTATTGACTGGCAGCGTGCTTGGGACCATCAGCTTACCTATGATTTCTCAACCATAGAGTTCGATAATTCCGTCTTTATTCTCCACAATAACTACTAATAATGAAGCTATCACGTTCACAAGCGTTCATGCTTCTATATCTTGTGGAATCTTACTTACCACAAGCCGACCACGACGAACTGCCCACGCTAGAAGCGCTTCTAGAAGCGCTTCAAACTCTCTCACCAGCCGCCCCTTTTCGTACCGCTACCGAAGCCCGCAGCCATGCTCACTAACACGCAAATCCGGACCCTCTCCCGCGACCACCTAACACGCGTGGTTCACAACATGGACCCACGTGACGCAATAAGTTTACTTATTGAACACCTAGTGGCAGACTATGACCTAGATCAAGACGCAATCTTAGAAGATATCACCGACTACTACGGTGATATAGAAGCCGCTAGACGATACCTTCTAGAGTTTGGTCTTGAAGCTTCTATGGCTGATCAGCTTCTAGACTAGCCTCTAGAAGCTCTCACAAGACGTCACAAGCTGAGCCCGCTAGCCTCTCACCTAGCGGGCTTTATCGCCTCAGGATGCCGATCCTAGCGGGCTCTGGCGGTCAGTCTCCTACTGGCGATCCTATCGGTGGAGAGAATATCTTTTTCCGCAGGGCTGTGCAAAACTAATCCCGACCTGCCAACTCGGGATTAGTTTTGCAACAATCCGCCGTGTAACGTATTGTTGCAAGTGCTTGACATTTGAGCCGTGGCGCGGTAGCCCGGCTGTTTTTGTTTGCGGGGCTGCGGTATATCCTCCATAATGTGGCGTCATTTTTCATCTAGAAAATCGCCTTTAGTATTTATACCTAGCAAGTAATCAAGGGCAGCTTGGACAAGATCTGGATTGTCATCAAAATGACCAAGGCCAAGATTGCATGATCTACAGATGTAACCACGAAAGGCATCAGTGTTATGACAATGATCAAGCACCCATTCTTCTGTATAGCGATGGCATATAGGGCATAAACCTGGAGGAGGCACTGGAAATTTTCGTTTTAAGCGAGCACGTAATTTAGTGTGTTGTCGAATGCAGGTTCTACAACGAGAATCAAGATTATCTTTATTGCGAGGTTGATTAGGAAAAGCGATTAGTGGTTTTGATTCTTTGCAGAGCTGACAAGTTTTAGTTGCTTCAGTTGCATGTGAATTACTTAAGAGGATTGAGAAGAGATTGCCTTGTAGCAAGCCAGGATTCATTAAGAGGCAGCGTGCTTTCGTCAAAATTTAACGAGTAAAAAGCTAGTTGCACTATGCCGAAGGCAAGTCGAAGACGCCGCCTGAGGCATCTCTAGAGATCTCAAGCAATTTTCTAGACCAATGGAGACGCCCTAAAGGCGTCGGAATGACGCACTAATCAAAAGCAAGCGCTAACGATTCGCGCATTCCTTCTTTGCATTGCTCTTAATGCCAGAAAGCGGCCCTTAAAGGGGCCGCTGCTCAGAAGATAAAGATGGAAATCAATGATTTTTTGCTTTTCCCGCAGCGACGCATAGTATGCGCGACCCATTACTTAGGATCTGGATCAGCCCTTGGTGTTTCGCCGCTTGTCTGGAGCGTTCCGCCCTTTTGGGGGCTCCACTTCATGAGAATTAAGCGGCTTGTCTAGCCTTTTAGCTAGTAGACGTTCCGACGCTTGGGGCGTCTCCACTTGCCAGGGTGCTTTGGCTTGAGGAACGTCGTCTAGACCAGCGGTGCTGCTCTTGCTTGCACTAGGCAGCAGCTCCGCTTTAGCTATCGTATCTCGCACCGTGGCTCAAATGTGATGTTTTTGGTATCGTAGTGATACAAAAGCCCAAATTTTTTCCGTTTTTCTTAAGGATTCAATGGTAATACAGACACAAAGGTGGAGAAAGTATTAAAACCTACTTACGTAATTCTTGATAACGATTAGCGTGAGATGATCTTCGATAAAGCATTATGTGGGGACTGCCTGATCGCCAGCCATTTAACATTGGCCCGTATAAATTGTGGCCATGTTTTAGCAAGCCAGAATTTCAATGGTTTGCTGCCATTGATGGCAAGCCATTTTATTTCAGGACCACAAATGAAGCCAAGTTGTTTGTCAAGGACTTATTGGCAGTGGACGATCCAGAGGGGCTTTGCGATTAAAGCCATTTGCTAAAATATTGTGAAGCGGCAACGTTGGCGCGTTCCGCTTCTGGCCACCTACTACTACTAGATGACATGGCAAAGCTAGCACATCGTTCTCTTCCTTCATTGCAGCTCTTGGAGGATTTGTTGATTCTTGACCCCGAAAGTCCAAGCTGGCTTTCTTGGCGCAATCCTCGCAGCAGAAAGCTCAAGCCTGGTGACCACGCTGGATGGCAAGATACAAGCGGAAGTCGCAGTACGGGCTACTTTCAAGTGGGCATTCGAGTGGAAGGAAAGGACGTTCTATTTCTTGGCCACCGCATTGTTTATTTTTTGCATTACAAGGTTGATCCAAGCGAATATCAAATTGATCACATTGATGGGAATAAATTCAATCACAATCCATTGAATTTGCGTCTTGTTTCCGATTCTCAAAACAGGGCGAATGCCCCTAAGAGGAATCAACTCACGTCGAGTCAATTTAAGGGCGTCTGCAGAAATAAGCGTTCAGAAAATAAGCCATGGATGGCATATATTGATTGGCAGAAAAAGCGTAAATACCTGGGTACTTTTGCCACCGAAGAAGAGGCCGCGATGGCCTACAACAAAGCAGCTTCTGAGCTGCATGGATCATATGCTTTTCTTAACGATTTGATCGTTCCGGCGAGCTGATTTGCGCTAGCCTGCTTTCGTTGGTCGCGCCCCGCATCGCGGGGCTTTGTTGTCTCATGAGTTTGAAGGGAAAAGCGAAGTGCGAAATGATTGCTCGCACTGGTCGAGTGCAGGATTGGCTTAATGATCCAGAAGGGCGGTTAGCCGTAAGTTGCACTACGTTTGCAGTGGAGGACTCAATGGAAGGGCCTGATGGCATTGAGGCGTCTTGGCGTTTCGTTAGTCATGCTCTTCGCAATGCTGCTGGCGCTGCTGTAAATCTTTCAAAGTTGCGCCCCAAAGGCGAAGAAAACGGGAAAGGGCTTGTTGCCAGTGGCCCCGTAAGCTTTGCTGGTATTTACAGCAAGCTGAATGAAGTGTTGCGTCGTGGTGGAAAATTTAAAAATGGCGCTGTTACTTTGCATCTTGATTACGATCATCCTGATGCCATTGATTTCATCCAAGCTCCGCGAGCTGAACTTCCTTGGGTGAAGCGCTCTTTGACCGTTGACGAACAGTTTATGGAGAAAGCTTCTCCTGCATTAATGGCAGCGGTTTTGCGCGGCCTTGAAACGGGAGACTTATGGCTAACCAAGAAGCGTGTTGATAGCAAAGGCGAACGCATTTGGCCAAATGTTTGCGAAGAAATTTGGCTGAAGCATCGTGGTACTTGCTTGTTGCAGCATGTAAATCTTGGCGCCTGCACCATGGAAAACCTTCAAGGTGCATTTATTGAAGGCATGAAACAGCTCTGCGAGTTGCATCCTGGTACTGGTGTTGGCGATACTGGCGAATATCTTTCCCCGGCTGTCGATAAGCAGGTAGGACTAGGCGTGCTTGGTTTGGCTAATTTCTTGGCTATTCATGGCGTTAGCTACGAAGATTTTGGTAATGCTCTTGAGGCTTATCTAGCCGAAGACCCGCGTAATTGGAATGATTTCTGGAACGGCACTCTCTCTGGTGATGCTGTATGGCATCTTGATCAAGGCATTCAAAAAGCAGCGGAAATTGCTCGCGAACATGGCATGGAACGTGCTTTCTGCATTGCTCCCACTGCATCATGTTCCTACCGCTATCTTGACACAAAAGGTTTTACTACAGCCCCTGAAATTGCTCCTCCCATCGGCCGCATTGTTGATCGGGATAGTGGCACTTTTGGCGTGGAGCAATTTGATTATGGCGACGTAGAAATTGCCGCAGAAGTTGGCTGGGATAAGTTCTTTAAAGTGGCCAATGGCTTTGTCGCATTGTTTCAGCGCACAGGATTATTCCATGGATATTCAATGAACACTTGGGGGGATTTGGTTATTTACGACGAAGCATTCTTGCGCTCTTGGCTAGAATCACCTCAGACGAGCATCTACTACAGCTTGCAGGTTCTCCCGGACATGCAGCGGAAAGATGATGCGTATGCAGCGCTAGATGAAGACTTTAAGAGCATGTTTGGCTTCAATGATGAAGTTGACGATTCTTCTGAAAGCTGTTCGCTAGATGCAGGATTTTGCTCTAGCTGCGCCGAATGAGAAAGGGGCCTAACGGCCCCTTTCTTGCCCAAATCACTTTTGCATTGTTAGAAAATGACCACTGCCATTGCCTCCCCTTATTCGTCCACCATTGCCAAGAAGAGCCCGTGGCAGGCCGTTGCCGTTGACAAAGGGCAAGTGCTTGAAGGGGCTGAAGAGACGCTGCTCAAGATGCTTGCACTGCGCCATCTGGAGATTCCCGTAAAGGAGCTTCTGGAGCAGGGCATGGAGCGTGAGCTTCCTTCTACGCCTGGCATCATTGAAGCGCTGCGTTCCAACCAAGACGATGAGGACCGCCATTTGGAAGCCCTTAATTACGTCGCTGTCGCCCATGGCACTGATGCCAAGGCCGAGAAGGAAGTCATGAGTATTCTGCAAGCCTGGAACGACCACCCTGCCCACCCCATTCTTAAGGCGGGCATTATGGAGCGTTCTATCTTCTTCGTGGCGCTACCATTCTTCCGCCAAACTGGCGATGTTGGTATGCGCACTGTGTCGCAAGACATTTCCAAAGACGAGCGCGTTCATGTGGCGGTGAATGGCATGCTCAGCAAAGAACTTGGCGAGAAAGAAAGTCAAAGTCTTGACAAGCTTCGTGCTGCCACTGCTGCATGGATGTTTGAAAAGCTTGGCAGTTCTTCCAATAAATGGCTTGATAAGGATTTCTGGCTGCGTCAGTCCAAGAGTTTGTTTTGGACTGGCAAAGCTGAAGACCTTTCCTCTCTGCGTGCAAGCCGGGCTATAGCTTTTTTTGAGAGTTCAAACGTATCACTTCCTAGCTACGGCAGAGCGTAATGCTATATTGACCAAGTTCCCGCTATGCATTAGCATCGGGCTGATAGAGCTTAAGCCTCTGAAGCGATTAGCACTTGTTAATCGCTTCACGCTTAAGCCATCTGGCCCTGAAGTGTTGGTACACGTTAGGCAGATAGCCTAGAATTCCGTGGTTCGATTCCCGGCAGCGCCTTTCATGATCCGCTATCGCATTGTTCGACGGGCCTCTTTTTTGAATTTAGGCGTGCCAATTTTCGACGTGGAAGAGCGTTGTTGGTGGTGGTGGGAGCCGCGTGGGATCTGCGAGTCTTTAGCTGAGGCGGAACTTCGCGTGGCTGAGCTAAAAATGACAAAGCCGATCAAGCGGCAAGTGGTTAAGGAATACAGCCAATGATCAACTGTTGGCTCACGTCAGACAATCACTTTTGCCACGATAAGGCCTATACGTTTTTGAGGCCTGATGGCGAGAAACTGCGTCCATTTAAGGACGCAGCAGAAGGTGATGCGTTCATGGTGGAGCAATGGAACAAGCGCGTTAAGCCTAAAGATCGCATTTACGTGCTTGGTGACGTGGCAATTGCCCGTCGCGGCTTGAAGATCTTGGAGCAGCTCAATGGGAGGAAAGTATTAGTGCGTGGTAACCATGATATTTTCAAGCTGCAAGATTATGCGCAGTATTTTGATGACATTCGTGGATGTTTTTATCATCATGAATTCATGATGAGCCACATTCCGCTACATCCTGAGCTGTTTAAACAGCGATTTAAAGGAAATATTCATGGTCACTTACATTGTCATAACGTGAGACTCCCTGATGGGAGCCTAGATAGGCGCTATCTTAATTGTTGTGTAGAACAACACAACTTCGCGCCCATTCATTGGGACGAGGCGATGCTTTATTTCTCCTCCAATGACCGAGCGCCGAACGTTCAACACGCCATTGCGTGAGCCGCTCAATCCTATTATTTACCAATCTTTGCGAGCCATTGATTGGCATAATGCCCAATATTTTCTCACCATGGACCAGTGGCATTTAGAAAAAGCTGCCATCATTAGACAGTATGTCAGGGAACTAAAGGCCTGGATTTATGAGCAGGAAGAACGCATGGAGAATTTGGGCGAAAGCGTTAGGAGAAAAAGCGAGCAAGCATGATCATGAAGCAGATAAAGTGGCATTCATTCGCACCCTTATCTTTGCATCGTATTTAATTACTAACGTTGCCATCATTGCAAATGCTGCGAGGCATTGGGAAAAGCAACCTTCTGGTTGCGTTCAAACAATAAAAAAGGGAGCTTAAACTCCCGTTCATACCCTCGGTCAGATTTGAACTGACACTCCTTCGGGCTTAAACCGAATACCTCTTCCGATTGGGCTACGAGGGCTAGTGAAGTTGAGGGCGCCGAGCGGGGCTTCAATCCGCCTTGTACGACATTTCAAAACGGGTTGGCCCGTTTCCCTCTTTCCCCTAGAAGGAAACAATGGCTCCTGAAACCATTGTTCCTTGTTGAACTAACGCTGGCCAGCGTGCTTCGCGAAAGCTCCAAAAGCATAGCACGGTTATTCGCCGTCAAACGTCATATTCTTTTAAGGAAGCGTTTTCAGGAAAGAAACCTTCGTCTGCGTCGTAAGCCTGTTCAAGAGCTTCAATTTGCTTCAGGCGCTTGGCATGGGCTTGGAGCTTAGGAAGGAGAGTGGGAATGTAGAGATGTTCGGCTGCAAGAAGCTGTAAGGCAGTTTGCCTATTGGAGCTTCCGCATTCAAGCAAGGAGATAAGAAACTTTACCTCCTGCATAGTTAAATCGCTGTTCTTCATTCCATAGGAGAACTATTGTTTGAAAATCATACTAAGCCAATGCTTTTAGGAAATCAGGCTTTCAATCCAACCAATATCATCATCTTTACTAGCAGCAAGAATTGCCCCTGCCATTGCAAACGCTAAGTCGTCAATTCCAGAAGCTTTACCACCAGTGACGCTCCATTGTCCGCTGGGTTTATAGATGACAGTAAGATTCTTAAGTTGCATAATCGCCTTCTCATGACGATAAATATTGATCTGTCCTGAATTAAATAGCTCTCGCATCTTGCTAAATGCTTTCATCTTGGAGCTGACTGTCCAAGTAAGTTCAGTGATGGGCAAATCACTCGCCAAGCTTTGAATGGTGCCAGCACTATTGAACTGGTCCATCACAATAGTGTCAAACACATATAGACGATGCTGTTCCTTAATCCAATCTTCCACTGCATTGATATTCACTTCCATTCTTCCATTGATTTCAAAATCAGCAACGAACGAATGGAATTTATCAACGACTAACGTGCCGTTTTCATAGTGAACAATACAAGCAGTGTAGTCGTCACGGCCAACGCCACCACGGGCGGGGTCAAGGGCAAGTACATAAGCTCCTTGGAATTCAGGGCGTGGTGGTAGAGCCGCTCGGCGGTCATCAATACAGGCATCAATAACATCGCTTGCAACAAGGGCCGAAAGATTGCTCGCGAATTGCGCCCCATACTCAACTTTAAATTTTTCTGGATCACGCTGGCGCTCTGTGTCAAGAAACTCTTGCGAAATACTTGGGTTCATCTCCCATGTTGGGAGATTCACTGCTTGCATAAAAGGGAAGCGGCCAGAGCTTGCTTCTTTGAAATGCTGATAGAAGATGCCGTCTGTTAGCCATGGTGAGGAGAGTTCAAGGATGCGTCCTTTTCCTCCGAACTGAGCAATGGCAGGAGAAAGTGCGTCGTAAATACCACGGCCTCCACTATTTGCATCGCCTTCAGTGGCAAAGGCAAGCTCGTCAAATACTGCGCCTGCGCAAGCAAGACCACGAGCGGCACGACCTGAAGTGGGGATGGCCTTAAAGACGCAATTATTGCTTAATTCAATAATGTCGGCAGTTTCTCTGACAATTTCTTGAGCGAAGGGGCTATCGAGAATTAGCTGGCGAATGTTATTAAGAGCAATGCGGGCCTGATCCTGACTGTTTGCTACGGTCACGATGTACCATTTTTCGCCTTTTCTCACGCGTCTGCGATATTCATCTTCCAGGACGAAGCACATATAGACGCAAGCCACTGCAGCCATGACAGTTTTGCCTGATCGCCGTCCAAGTGCCCACACTGCATGGCTTTTATCTGGCTGGAAGAAATTGTCAAGAATTTGCGCTTGCCTCGGATAGAGATCGAGCTTAAGGGCGTGTCTTGAAAAGTCAGAACATTTCAGCATGGCGCAAGTCTATAAGAGGAAGCAATGCAGATTGTGGAACGAAATAAGCAGGTCTTCCATGAGCAGGATCTTTCTTCCATTGTTCTTTCATGGCATCCTCACTCCTTATCCAGCCATGGAGAAGAGTGATTTTGTTTTGAATTGTAACCAGCACTAAAGTTTTTCCGGGCTTCTCGTCTAGTTGGCAGATGAGATCATAGTTATGACGAGAGCGTGTTTTCACGTCGATGTTGGGAGGGAGATCAAAGGATCCGCGAATTGCTTCTGTTTCTTGATAGAGAAACTCCCGTAGATGGAGATAATCTGCCACTGCTAGTTCGCCAGCGGCACCAAGCTTGTGAGCGAAAAGAGCTTTCTCTCCTTCTTTCGGGCCTCCATTGCGTCCCTTTAGGCCTTTTCTTTCATTGAAACGCTGCCTGCGCATGGCTTCTGTCCGCACGAGCTTTTTGTCTTCCTCGCTGAAATGGAAAACAATACCAAAGCTGGCCATAGTGTGCATAAGCTACGTGACAATGTAGCCGGGTTCTAGAATAAAAGCAACACATCATGGCCATAAATAAAGCTTATGGAAAGCGAAGCAGTTGATCTCGGTCATGCCGGTAGCGGTGGCGTGAGGGCAGATGGCCTTCAGAACGTGCTCATCGGCATGGGCACTGGTCGTGACAAGGCGCAATATACCAAAACTACAGCCACAGTATTCCTAGCGCAAGAAGAACTAGAAAATCTTTATGGTGAATGGCTTCCTCGTCGCATTGTTGATATTTATGCTGATCAAGCCACGCGGAAAGGCTTCAAAGTATTGTTTGGCGGAGATGGCGTTAGAGCCGAGGAAGTGCAAGGGATTGAGCAAATTATTGAAGACCTATACATCCTCGAACATCTCAATCTCGCAGCGAAAAACGCCCGCCTTTACGGGGGTGCTTGTTTACTTCTTTTTATTGACGATGGGCGTCCCGCTTATATGCCTGTCGATAAACGCAATATTCGTCGGATTGAAGACATTGAGTGCTTGGACCGATGGCAAATTGCGCCCGTTATTAATGAGGAAAACTTATACGACTATTCAAAAGCCACTTATTATCAGATCATCTCTGGAGATTTAATTAACCAGCCGCAGCTTACTTATATTCATAAAGATAGGATCTTGCGTTTTGATGGCGATTGGCTGCCCTATCGCATTAGGCAAAGGAACTATGGATGGGGCATGAGCAGCTTGCAAACTGTTTATGACAGCTTCCGTCATTATTGGACGGGCTTGAATTCAGCAGCAACGCTCCTCACTGAGTTTGACATTTTTGTTCATAAAGTGAGGGGCTTAGCAGCAATGTTGGCTGCTGGCAAGGAAAGCTCCATTCGTGATCGCTTGCAAGTGAACGATATGAGCAAGAGCATCTATCGCGGCTACGCAATTGATGCAGAGAAAGAGGAGCTTGAATTTATTAGTCGTAATTTTGGCGGCATTGGAGAAATCTTAGAGAAGTTGCGCGTAGACATTATTGGTGCTAGCAAGATTCCTCATACTGTGTTGTTTGGCGAAAGTCCAAGCGGTCTTGGCTCCACTGGTCGGAGTGAAGAGCGTGATTTCGCTAAGACACTTTCCGATTATCAAAGCGTCCATTTCAAACGGCCCATCAAAAAACTGATGGAGCTGATCATGCTTAGCAAGGAGGGACCAACAAAAGGGGAACTGCCTGAATCATGGCGCATTTCGTTCAATCCATTGTTTGAACTTAATGAGCGCGAAATGGCAGATGTGCGGGCGCGTGTGGCGGCTGTAGACGGCCGTTACATCCAACTGGGTGTACTGAGTCCGAAGGAAGTGGCAGATGCCCGTTATGGCGGCTCTGAATGGAGCATGGAGCTTACGCTCGATCCCAGTGTCATCCGAGAATTACCCACTCAAGCTGGGGGTGGTTCCACTCAGAAAGGGGGTGACGGAAAAATGGCAGTGCCTCCTGGTGGCCGTGATCCAATGAACGAGGAGAATGGCACGCTTCCCATGGACGGTAGTCGTGAAGTGGAGGATAGTGCTGGCCTTTATCTTCCTGGCGACCTTGAGCACAAGCGTGGCGAAGAAAAAGAAGATGCCATTTTTAAAGACAAGGAGCTGCATAAACAAGCCATTGCAGCAGCAAAAACAAAGTTCAAAGTGTGGCCGAGTGCAGTTGCAGGAGCTTACGTCACGCAAAAATACAAAGCTTTATACAAGCGTAAGCATGGCTCCATGGAAGGCGCTTTTAGCGGCAAGAAAGAACAAGCAGAATATTTTAAGAAAGACGCAATGGAGCCTATGAAAGTAGAAGGGCTCATTCTGTCTGACTTGGATGAGGCCGCATTGATCAGTCCCGAAGACATTGACGCTGCATTGAATCAATGGAAGAAGGAAGCGCCTGAGCGTTTTAAGGATATTCTGGAGGCTGAAGATGCAAAGCCTGAATGATTTATCAACGTTCGCTGCCGTTTTTGAACAGCGTCTTGACCAATCCTCATGGCGTTACGATCCCGTTGCTGGCCGTTATCGCGGAAGCAATGGAAGGTTCCTCAGTCAGTCTGCCGTGGAGGCTTTGGTTGATGGTCGAATTAACAAGCTTGGCACTTTGTTACATCGTTTTACAAACATGCTTAGCAGCGGCGATATTACGCTGGATCAGTGGCAGCAAAGCGTAAGGGAAGCGCTTAAGCTTGCGCATGTACAAGCAGCGATCATTGGCAATGGTGGACGGGATACGATGCAAGCTTCAGACTGGGGTCGCATCGGTCAGCGCCTTCGTGCGGAATACCGTTACTTGGAGGGTTTTGCTCGCGATCTTCTGGCTGGGAGCGTTTCTACTCCCATGGCTCTTGCTCGTATCAGCATGTATTCTCAATCTGTGCGAGGTTCTTACTGGGAAGGTTCCGCAATTCGCCAAGAACGACAAGGCTATAGTTTGATGCGACGCATTTTGGACCCGCAAGCGAAGCATTGCAGCGATTGTGTGGACTTTGCAGCTAGAGGCGTTGTCCCTATTGGTAGCTTGCCGATGCCAGGACAACGTTGTGCTTGCATGAGTAACTGCAAATGCCGCGTACAATACATGCGTCAACAAGCGCCCGTAGTGGCGGTTTGAGCATGGATGTATTAATTGGAAGCACTGGCCTGATTGGCAGTGTTTTGCGCGAGCATCATGATTTTGATTGCCGCTTTAATTCTGAAAACATTCATCTTGCTCCATTGTTGAAGGAGGACATTGACAAGCTTTATTTGGCTTGTTTGCCAGCGGAAAAGTGGAAAGCAAATCAGGCGCCGATGGCTGATTTCGACAATATGTATCATGTTTTGACAAAAATAAGACTATTGAGACCAAAGGAAGTCATTCTTTATTCCACCATCGATGTTTATAGTCAAACGCACGAATATGTACCGAACTTTCCTGAAATTCACGGAATTGACTATGGCTCTGTTCGTTACATTTTTGAAATGCTAATCAGGAGCACTTTCCCTGATTCAGCCATTACCATTATTCGCTTGCCTGCGTTATTCCATCGGCGCATTAAGAAAAATGTCTTGTTTGATCTTCTCACCAAGAATAATGTGGAAAAAATCAACGCCAATTCTTGTTACCAGTGGTACGATCTTAATGATTTATGGGCTGATACTGAAGCTTGCAGGAAAGGATGGGAGCGAGAGCATCAGTTATTTCCAGAACCCATAGAAACTTTAGAGATTGTTGAGAAATGGTTTCCTTGGGCGAGAGAGATTGTCGATTGTGGGCGACGCATTGAATATAGTTATTCGCCGTATTTTTCTAGCAAAGAAATATCGCTGAAGAAGATGGAGGAGTTTATCAATGCTTGGAATTAGTGCAATTGGCTGGAAAGACGAAGAAGAGCATGAAATCTTAAGCGCTAATGCTGGAGCTTTTAATTTCATTGAACTGGTGCCATCTCGCATCTTTGCCAGAAACGAAGACTTTAGCGATATTGCAAAGCGCTACAGGGAGCATTATGGGCTTTGGGCATATTCAGCCCAGGCGCTGTTCTACGACAGCGTCGTTCAAAGCTTTGAAGACACCGCTGCCACGCAAGAGCATTTGCTGCGAGTGGCGAAACTTGGCTCATTGATGGGTATTAAGCGCTTTGTTCTCGGAAGCCCTGCTTTGCGCCGAGGGAGTCCGTCAAGCTTGATGGAAGTTTTGAAGCGTATGGATTCAATCTTGGAAGCTAACGATGCCATCCTTTGCATTGAACCCATCGCCAAAGTATTTGGCGGAAAGTATTTTTATACAGTCGAGGAGATTATTAATCACATTGATTTTTACAATTTGCGCAATGTAAAGACAATGCTTGATACAAATAATGCCTGGTTGCAGGGCGATAGTCCAACAAAGATTATTAAACATTACTTCCGTTTCATTGCGCACGTTCATATCAGTGACACTGACAATGGTCCCATTTTGAATCAGTATGAACACAAGCAAATCAAACGGCTCTTAGTCGCAAGCAGCTACCAAGGTGGAATCACTCGCGAGCTGGTAAATGTTTCTCAGCACCATCGAGAATATCCGCTGTTTAGGCAGCTTTATGGCTGAGCGATAATTTGCCTAGCCATGGCTTCAATGGCATAGATGCCTTGGATTTTGCCCGTGAAGAAAGAAAATAGATTTTCATCTTGACGCATCAATGGCGTGCGATTAGCGCTGCAGTCTTTCGTCTTCGCTTTAATTGAAAGAGTGGGAAATAAATAGTCAAAGCTATCAGTAAAACCTGGCCAATAACGCTCCACATGCTGTTCAATTAGCTGCCTTGCATTGTCCGCATTGTCGAGCGAGTTGTTTTTCATGATACCATGCTTCACATGACTTAATGAGAAGCATTTATCGTTATATGGATAGACAGAAAATAGTTCTCCATCAATATAAGTGAGAGCGCCGAACGGAAGATCTTTTTTGGGGCGATAGATAAACATTGCCACTGCTTCAAAAAAATGAGAGGGCAATGGCTCCAAGAGAGTATTATTGGTGCAATCAAAAACAAAATCATAATCTTGCTTTAGTGCTTGCAGATTAGATTGTTGAATCTTTTCCTTTTTCACCAACGGATCTAGGCACCATTGAAAATACAGGCTTGCTCCAATGGCATTAATACGCTTTTCAGGCGTAGTTAACAAAAGCGATGTGTGATTAAATACCTGTGGATCTAGTTGAGCGTGCGGACCATTTCCAAAAATAATTGAAATGGTTTCAGCATCAAGAAGGCTTTCATCTTCCGACACTGCGTAGTAATTATTTTCTACATCATGAACGAGATCGCCATAATCCTCCATGAAGCGCACGAAAGTAGTAGCGCACAAGCGGCGAGTTGCGGCATTTCTGGCATAGTGATAGCCATAGTGCAAGCGATTTTGATTAATAAAAGAAGTTTCTGAAATGAGCGTATGATTCTTTTCGTACAGCGTCACTTCCATTTCATTACGGAGCGCCATTGCTAAATGACATCCCACCCAGCCTCCGCCGATAATTGCCAAGCGCTTCATCAGATGTCAATGCAAAGGTGGGGTTGAACGCCTTGCCAATTGCTTTTGGCTTTAGCAAGGTGCAATTGCGGAAAGTATTCAATGCGGCGCTGCATGCCAGTTCCATATGGGTCTGCGTGCCCCTGACAATTCCATTCGTCAGGGCCGTGCTTATCTGGATGATAAATGTGGCAAGGTACGTCTTGGAGCTTCCAAAGCATGTAGTCCTCGTTTGGTACGCCCCACTGCTTCCATTTCTGCAATGCTTCAGGAGAGCTGTCCAAGTTTTTGATGGCCATCAAGCGCTCCTTGTGGGTCATGAGGTAGTCGTGGCGATAAAGCCCGATGCTCATTGAAGGCGTTTGCTTCATTGCCACTTTCTCCGGGGCCTCCACGGGAGGCTTATAAGCCAACGCCTTGAAGAGAGGGCCTGCAATGCATGTGTCATGAAGGAGAAACCAATACTCGCTTTCCATTAAATGCTCCACAATTTCAATGAGTGGCGTGTATTCAAAAGAATTCTGCTGCGTCAGCAGCATTGGCACGCCCTTGTAGCTTGTATTGGCGCGAACAGTTTGGCCGCCATTAACAATCAAAATTTCTTCTTGCTTGATGCCAGCAGCAAACAAGCTAGGGATGATGACAGGAATCGTATGCGGGGCAAACTTCTTGCAAGTGCTAATGCAAAAGCGTATTGAACCAGATGGTAATGTCATTAGCCTCCTTTTGCCATCAGTATAAAAGCCCCTTAAGATGACGAAGATTCAGGGGAAACTATGGCCCGCATTCTTTATTGTGGCGATGCGTTTGTAGAGACAGGCTTCGGACGAGTGGCGCAATATTTGCTTCCTGCATTAGCAGAAGAGCATGAAGTGGCTGTGTTGGCCGTAAACTTCCACGGCGACCCCCATCCAGAAGCGAAGAACTATACGGTGTATCCTGCCATGTTGCATGGCAATGATCCATTTGGCTCCCATCGCATTACAAGCGTCATTCAAGCATTTAAGCCAGACCTTGTATGGGTGACCAATGACATTTGGATTGCTTTGCAACTATGGGAAAAGGCAAAGCCATTAAAGGAGCAGTTTGGCTTCAAATGGTTTGTCTACACTCCCATTGATTCTTATGGCTTGTTCCCAGACTTAGCCAAGCCCATGATGGAATGGGATGGGCTTGCCACTTATACGGAATTTGCCAAGAAAGAGCTTGAACTGATGGGCTACACAAAGCCCGTGCGTATTATTGGCCATGGCACAGACTTTACAAAATTCTTCCCTATGGACAAGGAAGAATGCCGTAAGAAACTTGGTGTGCCAGATGATGTATTTGTTGTATTCAATGGCAACAGGAACCAACCGCGTAAGCGCATTGATTTGACAATTAAAGCGTTCATTAAGTTTGCCAAAGACAAGGACGACGCTCGTCTATGGCTGAATATGGGCAGCAAAGATTTGGGGTGGGAATTGGTTCCGCTGTTTAAGCGTGTGGCGCGTGATGAAGGCTTTGATCCAACAAGCAAGCTCATCTTGACAAGCCCACATTATTCAGTAGACAACTGTCTTCCCATTGAACAGTTGAATCAAGTGTATAACGCTGCCGATATTGGCATTAACACTTGCATTGGCGAAGGATGGGGCTTAGTCAACTCGGAACATGGCGCCACTGGCGTGGCGCAAGTAGTTCCTGACCATACAAGCCTGGCTGAAATCTTCGATGAGATACCTCGCATTGAATGCAATGCCAGTGAAACTGATAGGAACTACGGCTTGGAGCGTTTGCTTCCAGATCCTGAGTGCGCTGCAAATATTCTCACTTACTATTACGAGAACCGCGACATTCTGAAGCAGCATGGACAATGGTGCTACAAACGTCTCCATGAAGAGCCCTTTACATGGCCATATATTCAGCAGCAGCTTAAAGATGCAGTGAATGAAACTCTTGCTGCTAAGCCTGCAGAGCCCGAATTTAAGGGCTTTGGTACTCCTGCCAAGATTGTTTGATCGCCATGCAAATTTCACAAATCTTTCTTTCTACCGATCCGGCGGAAGAACTGAGTCCATTTCTTAAGCATGCCACGGGAACTATTGATGCATGCTTCCCTAATGCTGAGCATGTTATTTACAACAACGACGCGCTTCGCGCTTTCATCGCTGAGAACTATGGGGAGGAAGTGGTATGGGCATATGATTGCTTGGTGCCATTTTCTTACAAGGCGGATCTTGGCCGATTCTGCCTGCTGAACAAGCTTGGCGGCTGGTATTTTGACATTGGCGTGAGAGCTTTTAATGCAGTGGATCTTGGTGATCGCATTGAATTCTTGGCTTTTCGTGATATCCAACGCTTTAGCTACACAAGCTGGGCCTGCGCTACAACCGTGCTCTATTCCAAGCCAGACAATGCAGCACTACAAACTGCCATTGAAATGATTGTGGCCAATTGCATTGAGCAATACTATGGCATCACGCCATTATGTCCCACCGGCCCCACTCTTTTAGGTAAAGCGCTTGCCGTAAATGGCAGTCAAGCCAATTTTGTCTACGGTGACTACCTTGAATTGACGCCTACGCATGGCCAGAAGAACAGAGCGTTTGTGCTTCCCGATGGTACGATTATGGCCTGGAGCAAGCCTGCAGGAGGCGGCGATCTTACCGGGCTTGGTGCTAGGGGCGTGAACAATTACAACGAGCTTTGGGCTACGAGGAAAGTCTATGCAACCGTCTGATTGCACCATTTATGCCGTGTGTATTCCTGGTGAGAAGGTGAGGTATGAAGCTCGCTCTCGTATTGTTCCCATCATGGGAGGAGCATATGCTTTGTCTAGTGAGGAGCGTGAAACGCTCCGTGGGGAAGGTTATGTATTTGATGATGAGAATGCTTCTCTTTCCACTCGCAATAGTCGATGGGGAGAGCTGTCTTGCATTTCTTGGATGATTCTCAATGCGAATGAAAAGAACATCGGCAATGCACAATACAGACGCAATTGGTTAGAGCCAAATGATCAATGGTACGACAAAAATACGTTGTATTTCCCGGAGCCTGCATTGTTTAGTTGCACGCTAGAGCAGCAGTTCTATGGTGGACATTCTGCTTTTGATGCTCCTGCTATCACCAGGGAAATTGCAGATTCGGGAAGCTGGATTTTTTCAAGGGAAGAAATTGATGCCATTTGGAAACAGAACAGCTTTATTGGCTGCAATATGGCCAGAGGAAGTAATGTTCAGTACAAGCAATTTATGAGCACATTGTTTGTAGCTCTAGCTCCTATTTGGCACAAACATGAAAAGCAGTTTCTTCGCATTGGAGGCTATGACAAGCGAGCGTTAGCTTTTATTGCTGAACGTCTCATTACTGGCATGGTTTTGTATCGTGACAAACTTTTTCCTGACATGAACATCGCCACTGCTCCTATAGGATTCATCCATTGATTATGCTTAAGAAAAGCATTTAGACCATGACCAAGAAAGAAAAGCAGGCAAAAATTGCCAAGGTAATGCGCGAATTTAAGGGTGGCAAGCTTAAGAGCAGCAGTGGTGAACCAGTTAAGAGCCCGAAGCAGGCGCTGGCAATTGCCCTGTCCGAAGCTGGTATGTCACGCAAACCGAAAAAAGATATGAGCGATGAGTATTACATGGGCTTCTTTAAGGAGCTAGCCGGAGAAGAAGAGGAACAGGAAGAAGAAGGGGAAATGGATGGGAGTTGCGGAAAAAAGCGCTGAGGGGAGACGCTGAAAGCTTCTCCCCTCCTCCTGCCGTAAGGAGCGCTGCCCGTCGTGGCTTGGAGCTGCGCAGGAAACACGGCAAAGGCGGTTTAACGACGCAGGAGGCGGGGAAGCAGGGTATTGGCAGTGGAGTGGCTAGGGCTACAAGCTTGGCCAACGGAGAAAAAGTTAGTTATGCCACTATCAAGCGTATGGCAGCTTTCTTCTCTCGCCATCGAAAGAATAAAAGCGGTGGAGAAGATGATGCAGGAAAAATTAGCTGGGATTTATGGGGCGGCGATGCGGGAGAGTCTTGGGCTCGACGCATCATTAAAATGCTGGAAAGTCGAAACAAAGATCAATGAGCGAATACGTGCGCGTCATCGAACAAGAGGATGAAGGTATTGGTCTTTTGCAGGCGTTGTCTATTCTTTCTTCTAACGAGCATCGCAATACTTCACGCTGGGAGCTAGTTGAGAAGCAATGCTTTAAAAATGGTCGGCTAGACGAAACTCACATCTATGTAATGAGCGTTTACGAAAAGCCTGATCCTCATTTTGAGCCAACTAAGTTTTTAACGTTTGAAATTGAGGCAATGGCAAAATCGTACATCATGGAAGGCATTGAAGACCAGCTTCGTGATATTCGCGACGACGACGATGAGGACGAAGATTAATCGCGCTTCGTATTGAGAATGAACGATGGGTAGCCCATCAGCCACAGTACGCTTATTCCATAGAGACCGCTGAGAGTGCGAATTTGCACGCAGTCAGGAGCCAGTTCAGCGCGTTCCATTCGAGAATAAGAACTCTGACTTGTATGTAAAGCTTCTGCTACATTCTTCTGTGAAAGCCCGCTGTTAAGGCGGGCTTCTTTAATGCGAGAAGCAATGAGTAGGCGAGCTTGCTGATGGGGCATTTTAAGCACATCGGCGCCGCTCTTCTTGAGAAACATCATTTCCTAGTCAGTTCTGAATAGTTGTTTTTATAATAAACTAAGTTTATTGATAAAGTGAGTATATGAGCACCACATCTTGTCGCTACGATTTCTCTCCCATTGAGAAATATGAGGTGACGCCTGAAGGTTATCTTCGGGCATGGGCCTCTATTGCTCGCACTGGTATTCAGCTCTATACAGATGCTGATGGTTCAGTGCGTCGCGAATATAGACCTGAAGAAGAAGTGGCCTCTCCCGCGAGCCTAGCCTCTTTTGCTGGCAAGGCCGTAACCGCCGAACATCCGCCCGTTCTTTTAGATGCTAACAATACTAAAGACTACCAAGTAGGATTTAGCAGCACTGAAGTGGTGTATGACAATGGTTTCGTCAAGGCTGTGATGACAATCACAGATCAAGACGCCATTGATCGTATTATGCGCGGCGATGCTCGTGAAGTTAGCGCTGGTTATCGAGTCAGTTATGACCCTACACCTGGCGTTACCGATAGCGGTGAGCATTACGACGGCATCCAAAAGGAAATCGTTGGAAATCACATCGCCGTTGTTCGACGGGGCCGTGCTGGCCCACAGGTGAAGCTCCATCTTGATCGACAAGATGCTGCTGACCCCTCTTTAATTCAAAACACCGAGGAACGTCTTATGACTGCAAAAGTCGTATTTGACGGCGCCGAGTTTGAGGTGAGTGAGAGCGTTGCTCTTGCGATCACCAAAGAACGGGAAGATGGCCGTATGTCTTACGAAGACATGAAGAAAAAGTACGATGGCATGGTGACTGAAGCTTCCAAAATGAAGGAAGAAATGGATGCCATGGAAAAAGAAATGAAGGGCAAAATGGACGCTGCCGAAGGTCGCGCCGATGCCCTAGCTGAGCAAATTGAAGAGCTGAACGCTGAACTGGTAGCTTCCAAGGAAATCAATCTTGATTCCATGGTGGAAGAGCGCGTTGCTCTCATCGAGAAGGCTAAGCCTGTTCTCGATGCTGCTTACGCTTTCGCTGGCAAAACTGCCCGTGAAGTGATGGTTGATTCCATTAAGGCAGTACGTGGTGACGAGCTTGATCTTTCCGAGAAGAGCGATGACTACGTGCAAGCAATGTTTGATACTCTCTCTGAGGGTCGCAAAGATTCTGCCACCACTGATGAGCTGCGCAAAGTCGTAGCTTCCATTGCTTCTCCCGTGTCTGCACCTTCGTCCTATATGGACATGCTGCAGAATGCTTGGAAGAAGCCCCTTTCCATCTCCAAGGAGGCTAAGTAATTATGGCCGTAACTTTCTCTGCTTCGGGCACCGCCTCCGCTGGTGGCGTGCAGCAGGCTTATAGCCTGCAGCACAATGCACTGCTGGAAGGTCAACTGTCTGACATCCGCGACAACACTATCACCACCCGGCTCAACGAGACCGGCGCTGTTATTCCTTTTGGCAATCTGGCTGTGTACAACACTGCTGGCACTGTTGCCAATTCTGCTACCACCATTTCTGGCACTTCTGATACCGTGCTGGGCGTTAACGTCCTCACCTATGTTGATGAAACCGCTCTGGACGCAAATAACCGTCCTGGCGTGAAGAACCAGCAAGCCATGAACGTGGCCAATGAAGGTGCAGTTGCCGTTTATGTGACTGGCGCTGTTACTCCCGCATCTCCCGTGCGTGTGCTGTATTCCGCTAGCGGCACTGGCAAGGCCGGTCAGTTCTCTCATGCTTTTGCATCGGGCAAAACTGTTCGCCTCGCTAACGCTCGTTTCCTCACCTCCACTACTGGCAGCGGCCTTGCTGTTCTGGAGCTGAATGGTCCGAGCTTCACCCTCTCTGCTGATTCTTGATAGGAGGCTCTTAAAAATGTCTGAATTCCGTATGGATGATGCGGGCCTGTTCCTTGAGCGTCAGCTTGAGTACATTCGCCCCCAAGTTTTTGAAGTGCAGTATGCGGATATTAAATATCCCACTGTTCTTCCCGTCACTGCTGAAGCTGGTCCTGGCGCCCAGACCTTCACCTATCGCATCATGGACTCCACTGGTGAGTTCCGTCTGATTGCGGACGCTGCCGATGATCTGCCCCGTGCTGACATCAGCCAAGTGGAGAAGAGCATCAACATCCGTTCTTTCGGTGGCAGCTTTGGCTACACCGTGCAAGAACTGCGTGCTGCTCAAATGGCGAACATCGCCCTGGAGCAGCGTCGTGCTGCTGCTGTGCGTCGTGCCTATGAAGAGAAAGTGGAGAGCCTGGCTTTCTTCGGCGAAAGCTCTGTGGGTCTCGCTGGCTTCTTCAACAACTCAACTGTGGACGTTGTTGCTGCTGATAAGTGGTTCACCACTGCCGGCACCACCGCTCAGGAAATGCTGGAACTGCTGAACTATGGCGTGACTGCCATTATCAACGGCTCCAAGATGAAGGAACAGCCCGATACCATCTTGCTGTCCTACGCGGATTACAACAAGATTAGCACCACTCGCAATTCCGACTCTTCGGACGTGACCGTGCTTGAGTACTTCCTGCGTACCAACCCTTATATCCGCAACGTTGAGCCCATTAACCAGTTGGAAGCTGACAACAGCCCGCTGAACACAGACCGCATGGTGGTGTACAAGCGTGATCCTGAGAAGGTGCAACTGCACATTCCTCAGCCCCTTGAGCTGTTCCCGCCCCAGCAACGTGGTCTGGAATTCATCGTTCCTGCTCATGCCCGTGTGGGTGGTGTTGCTCTGTACTATCCCAAGAGCATGATCTACGTTCAAGCGTCTAGCTGAGGATAGTTAATCAAGAAGATGGACGTTAAGCTATTAGCAATTGTTTTTCTTGAACAATGCTGATTGCTTATCGTCCCGAACTTGAAAATCCCCCTCGTGATGCAGGGTTTGGCATTATTACCAAGAGCGGGCTCATTCAACTGACGCCTGGTCTTAATCAGGAAATTCCTGATGAAAAATGGAAGGAAGCGAAGGAAAACGGCACTGTTAAAAAGCTTCTTGCTATTGGTGCCATTGAAGAAATGAAAGAACAAGTGATGGTAGAAGACCTGCCTGAAAATGTTCAAAGCCTTAGCGAACTTCCCCTTACGCAAGCTATTCGCGCCATTGAACTCATCCATGATCCAGATCGTCTGGCAGATTGGAAGAAGATTGAAGGGCGCATTCGCGTGAGGAATGCCATTGCAAAGCGCATTGAAGCCATTCGTATTGGGAAAGCCTGATTATGGCAGTTACCTACGCAAGCTTTCTTGAGCGCTTTCCTGAATTCAGTCCACATCCTTCTGGCATTGTTAATGGTGCCATTACGGAAGCTTCTTACGATGCTTCTAGTGATGTATTTGGGGATCAAACTGATAGGGCAGTCAAATTTCTTGCTGCTCATATTATTGCCATTCAACTTGCTCAAATGGGCATTCAAATTGGTGCCACTGATGGCAAGGTATATGGCGAGGGGCTTGATGCCACTCAATACGGTCAGGAGTTTAAACGAATGACCAATAATCTTCCTCTTTCTTCCGTTGGGTTTGTCGTGTGAGTAATTTCCTGGAGCCACTTGCTAATGCCACCTTGGTGTTTCATGTGGCTTCGGGCTATGCTCTTGATAGCGAAACTGGTAATTATGTTCCGGTTTCTTCTGGTGTGACGTTTTACGCCACGCTTAAGCAAAAGCAAAATCCCCGTTACGACCAACTATTGGGGGCTGATCTGACTGCTGTCTACATGGAAGGCAGGATGACCAGTCCCCTCACGTTGTCTGGCGTGACTGTTGGTGATAGTGCTCAGGCAATTATCAATGGAAGAGAAGGAAGGTTTGAACTATTGCCGAATGAACAAATTGCTATTCACTATTGGCAATTCTTAGGCACGCCAATTAGGGGAATTTTTAGACTAATTGGCAAAGGAAGCGTGGACAACGCTTAACTCTCTTCTTTCATTGAGGAATTTCTCATGCTCTACCATCCCACTGAGCTAGTGAAGAGCCAGGACGTGATTGTCCGCGTGGGCTCCATTGGCGGCACTTCTCGTCCCATCATCACTCAAAGTGGTGCCACTTTCACCGTTAGCGGCGCTCCTACTCTCTATACTCTGCAGGCAGCTACTACTGCCTCTGTTGCCTTTAACGATGGCAACCAAGAATTTTACCTGCTGGGCGGCGGTGGTTTTGCTGATAGCGTGATCACTACCAGTCAAGCCACTGCTTCCATTACTTCCTACTTCCAGAAGGATGTTGATGGCACTGTGTTCCTGCCGAACAGCTTTGATGAAGCTTTCCAGGCAGTGAGTGCTAGCCGTTACGACAAGAACCACGAAGTGTACGTGGAGATTAATAAACAGCTTGGCGCTTCTGGCAACACTTACTACTATGATCGCGTGGCATTTGTTGCTTGCGTGATGAACTACAACGAGAGCTATCCCGCTGATAATCTCGTGGAAGTGACGTTTGATCTTACCAGTCGTGGTCGCATTGGCATTCATCAGAATGCCTCTGAAACTGGCAGCATCATCCCGACAGCTCCTAATTCCTGATTCTTCCATTGAATCTTCGCTAGCCTGTCCCTACGGGGACAGGCTTTTTAATGAACATTTCACAACTGCGAGAAACTGTTACTGAGCTGCTTTCTGCATCGCCTAATCTTATTGGCACTTATACACTGCCAAATAATTCAACGCTTCCTGCTGTGTATGTAGTGGGCAGGCAAAGCGTACCAAAGGAATGGAAAGCGAAAGGGCTAGAAGTGACCATGCAAGAATTCCCTAATCGGCTACCTCGCGCCATGGTAGGAATGGTGCAAGTTAATCAGTTGTGGGAAGTGAGACTGGCCCAGTTTACGCCAAGCAGTGCCACATTAAATGAAGCGATGGAAAGAATGGTTAGGAGGTTTCCTGATTGCACTCCGTCATACTTTCCTGGCGACGATATTGCCTACGAGCAATGTAAATTTATCATTCCTGATCGCATTGTTAAACAATTGTATCCAGCAAGCTAATGTCGGCAATTATCACTGGTGGTAGTTTTGTTAATCCTGAAGACCTCGTCAATAAGCTTGCAAAAGCTTTTAAAACTTGGACACGCTTTGATGTGAATGATCACTTTCGTGATCAATTCTTTGAGGAGAAATGGGATTATGGAAGGGATACGAAGAGGAAAAATGGAGACTTTGTTAATGCAGGTGTTCGTGATATTTATGATCTTGGCGATCTTTACAAGAGTGGAAGAGATAGCTTTGACGTGTCTTTGTCTTCATCTGGCGCTGAAGCCACTTGGAATTGGGACGCCACCAATAGCAGCGGCCAGCCTTATGCTCGATACGTACACGACGCATTGAGAGGAACAAACGTGCCATTTGCTAGACCATGGACTCAAGATGTTGCCATTCCAAGCCGGTTTGAGCAAAGCGCTATTAAACAACGGCTTCTACAGCGCATTCGTTCTGCGATGGGACGATGAAAATCGACTATTTATGGAGTGCTGATAATACAGTACATGCCATTAATTGCTTGATTGATGGCGCTGCTTTGGAAGTGGGCATCCTTTGTCTTGTTTCTTGCAGGGAAATGACCATTAGAATTAGCAACGACAATCATTCAATGCTGATTGAAGTGCCGCCAGAATTTCGCTCTTCTCATGAGCGAGTGAAGGTGTTCAACGCATTGTTAAACATTCTCGATCATGAGCAAATACAGCTTCCTAGTTCAAACCAAGACTGAAGGCTATTTTGAGCTGCTGCCCGAAATCCGTCTGAAGAAATATGGCAGTTGGCTTGTTGCTGAATCCATTGAGCAGGAGGAAATCAGCAAACTGCAAAGCCAAGCTACTATTCGTGCTGTTCAGCTTGCGAAGCGCATTGCCGCCTCCCGTGAGATTCCCTTGGACGAGGCCTTTGCACTGTTGCAGGGCGGTGGTTCCATTTCAGAAGCTGAGCTGCTCTCTGAGTTCACGGAAGAAACGCTGAGTATGATTACCAGCGGATCATCGGTGGAAGCCACTAATGCCCGTATGGTCACTGCCTTTATTCGCTCTCGTGGCCAAGGCCTTATTGATGGCGAATGGCAAGATCTTGGCGATTGGGAGATTGAAGACACCAAAAATCTTCCCCGCAAAGCCATTGCAAAAGTGGTTGAATTTATTGCTGAAGAGCAAAATGCTGAGACGCAGGAGGCTGTAGAAGCAAAAAAAGCAGCGAAGAGGAATGGTCCTCAGTAGCAGAAAGGCTTGAAGCACAAGCCAGAAAGCAGCTTAAGAGCCTGACAGATTGGAACGAAATCTATTTCAGGCTCTCAGCTTCCGACTTTAAGGACGAGCGATGGAGTGCCAAGAATTTTGGCCTCCAGAGGCTTGATGACGTTAAGAGTGCGCTGAAATATCTTGATCGTCATGACATCGCAAAATACAATGTCAGCAGCGTTGCCGTAGCCAAGCTTGGCACAATGGCAGCAGGAATGATGGCGGGAAGAAAGAGTAAGGTGAAGCCGGAAGATTTCCTGCCGTTTGATACGAAGCAGATCAAGAAAGAAGATGGCGTGACGGATGCAAGCTTGATTGTTCTGCAGCGTTTAATGAAGACAAGAAAGATGGATGGGCGCGTTATTGCGTTACTTGCTGATGAGATGAAGGCTTTTGCTGGACGTAATCAAGAGCAATGATTATAGAATGGAGACAATAATGAGTAGCTGAAGATGGCAGGTCAAAATGCTGATATGACCCTCAAGGTGGGTCTTGACCTTAATTTCTTCAAGCAAGAATTGCTAAAGGCCACTTCCTCTCTTGCGGGACAGCCGATTGATATTAACGTTCGTTTTAATAAAAAAAGCGTTGCAGATCAATACAGACTGCTAAGTCGTTACCTTGGCGGCAAGAAGTCTTTTGACGTAAAAATTGAAAGCAATACTTTAAATGTGCTAACCGATAAAGTCGCTAATTTTCAGAAAACTTTAAAAGCGCTTAAAGATGAAAAAATTAAGCTGAGTATTAATGCATCAGCTAATGTTGAAAAATTCAGCAAAGAAAAAGTTCGCAAGATACGAGCGCAAATTTATAGGGATATTGTGTCCGGCGGGGCGGGCGAAATTCAACTCCCAACAAAACTTGCCACTCCCAAAACGGCTGCATTTATTAAGGAACTTTCTAGACAGGCGCAAGTTACCATTGGAATCAAGAATGGCGCCACTGGTAAAGAGGCGAGAAGTGTACTAGATGCCATTCAAGCACGTATTCAATCCGATCAGAAAATCAAACAGGGAGGCGGAAAGCTTCGTATTCCCACGAGCATAAAAGCGTCAATCAATAATGCTGATGTTTCTGAATTCAAAAAAGTAGTCAATGAGAAACTGGGCAACATTGCAATTAAGATAAAAGCTGAAGTTGACATTGCAAAAACTCCTTCTCAAATCCAAGCCGAAGTGGCAAGGAAAATGGAAGACATCGCTCGCATTGGCGCTGAGCGAATGGCCGGTGGCGGGGTTACGGAGACTGCGCGACGCGAGCAATTCCGCACTGCAATCACAGGAGAAGGCATTGGAAGCTTAAAAAATATTGCTAGCCAAGTTGGAGTGAAGGGCGCTTATAAGTACAAAAGCGATACAGCGGCTGCATTGATTGACAAACTTGTTCAAGAAGCAAGCATTGAGGCTATCACTAAATATCTTGATCCTCAAGCAATGATGAGGAATCCAGATAGGAGCGGATTAAATAAAGTTCTTGATACTTTTGCTAGGGGACTATTCCAGATGCTTGGAATGGATCCGGCGACTATTCGTCGTGAAATGGCGCAACAACGCGCTTTGCCTGGCGTCAATTTCCCCGCAACCATTCCACAAAGAAACATCCCCATTGGACCATCGGGAACTGGCAGGGCTTTGCCTGCTGGCGCGTCTGCTGCTGGCCTAATAGGAGGCGCGAGGCCGCCTGCAGGACTACTGCCTGCAATGTCAGTACAGTCTCAAATTAAGGCCGCTGTTGACGCTTTAATCGCACAACAAGGTCCACGAGCATTGCCTTCCGGCGGCGGACAACTTGTTGATACAAAACGCATTTATGCGGCGCTTCGCAAGAATTTAGACGAGATTCTACAGCGTCAATTTACAGTCATTGATACTGAAGTGCGCGAGACGTCTTCTGGCATCAAAGACGCAATGGGGGCGTTTGCGTATCTTGTTCAAGCGTTAAAAGACGCGGAGGCGAGAACGAAGGACGCAAGAATTGACGATGCTGTTTCTTCGTTGATGCGCGAAATCGAGGGCGCTATCAAACTGGCGCAATCGCGTGCTCGAATTATTCCGGCACAAGTGGCTGATCTTGGGACTTCGCAAAGAATGTTACAAGGACAGCATATTGCTGGCTTGCTTCCCGCTGGTGTCGGTCGCGCTCCGAGCCCATACGCAACTGGCGCCATTGGAGGTGAAACGAGAGTTGAAATGATGGCTCGTCGTGAGCGTGAAGCTCGCATGCGTTCTGACTTGCGTGGCATAGATGTAATGGGAGGTGGCGCTGGACGCGCCCCTGCTCCTTATTCGCAAACATATAGAAGTGCTCGCTCATTAAGTGCCATTGTTCCTTATGCGGCGGGTGGCGCTATTGTTCCGCAACCATCAATGACAGGAGGAGGAGCAATTCCCCCTAGTGGCGGAGGAGGCCGATTTGGCGGCACTGGAGGAATGGGAGGCTTCGGGCGTGCGATGGGAGGTTTTGGAAATCTTCCTGGTGCTGGCACCATCAAAGAACTTGGCAGTGAATTTGCATTTGCAACAAAACAAGTGCTTCTGTTTGGTCAAGCATATAAGCTTTTAGCGTTTATTCAAGACTTCCCATCGCAGGTGGCAAACGCAGTAAGTCAACTCCAAAATTTTCGCAACACTCTTGACGCTATTACGCCATCCGCGCAAGAGTTTTCAACTTCAAATAAATACATACTATCTTTAGTCGATCAATATAATATTCCTCTTCAATCGGCAAGAGATGGATTTACAAAATTGTATGCGTCAATGAAGCCAGCGGGTTTTTCGGGACAAGAAATTCGTGGCATTTTTGAAGGCATTTCAATGGGCGCGGCTACATTTGGAATGAGCGCAGACAAGGTTGATCGTGTTATGTATGCTTTTGCTCAAATGGCAAGCAAGGGGCAAGTTATGAGTGAAGAGCTTAAAAGTCAACTTGGAGATGTTCTCCCTGGCGCGCTCGCATTATTTGCAAAAGCCGCAAAAATGAGCGTGCAGGACTTTAGTCAAGCGATGGAAGATGGCGCGTTTAAAGGTGATGCAATGAAGCAATTGCTTGTTAATGTTGGCGCCACGATGAAAGATGAGTTTGGCAAAGGCGCTGTTGGTGCTGCAAGTACATTCCAAGGCGTAATGAACAGGCTTCAAACAACAGTTCAACTTTTTTATGAAACATTTGAACCTGCAGCAATTTTGTTTGCCAATAAGTTTATTTTGCCAATTACTAATGGTGTGCGCATTGTTACTGATGCTTTTAATTCATTAATATCTAAACAAGAAGCCGTCACTGAAGGTGGATCTCAGCTTGCTGCAAGCATGCAATCTATCATTCCATCGCTGCAAGGCATTTGGCAAAATATGCAAATGGCGGGTCAGGCTATAAAAGGCGTCGCAAACGCTTTAGCGCCTGTCTTAAAGGGCTTTTTACAAATATTGTCTTTACCTATAGTTGGAGTGTTTGCCCAAGTTTACACGACCATTTTGCTTCTCAATGGAGCGTTTACGTTGCTTGGGGGCAGGATATTAGCGGGCTTAATTGTATCATTAGTTCAAACTATTGGCCGAATGACCGCATTAAATATGGCCACAATTGCAACCAACAGCACATTGGCTGGCACTCAATTGCAATTAAGGCTTTTATCAAGCGGACTAGCCGCTACTGGTGGCGCTGTTACAGCATTTGCCTCTGTCGTTAGAACTGCAATGCTTACAACTGTCGTTGGAGCAATTGCAACTGCTGTTACTTTTGCTGTATCAGAATTTGTTCGTCTTCGGGGAGTGATGGATGATATCGCTGGAAGATACAAAAATATTGGAGACCAAGCTCGTCTAATGGGGGAAAGTGGAAATGTTGCGGGAATTGATCGTTTAAATAAAAGCCTATTAGAACAAGCAAATACTTACGAAAAAATTGCTAAGGCAATGAGCAAAGCAGACATAAATCCAGAATCTCGTCCATATGAAAGTGCTCGCATTGACAAGGCGACAACTGAGGCAATGAAACGGGCCGGCCTCGGAGGATATGTGCAAACTGGACCAGCCGGTAATTATGTAATCCCGGAAGACATATCGAAAGTGATGGATGCAATTAACAAGAATAGAGATGAGAGAAGAAAAATGCAGGCTATTCTTGCTGGTCAAAGATCAAAAGCACAACAAGAACAAAACCGCCTTGACGCGCAACTTAAGCCAGGCCCTATTGATTTATCTGCTGGTCAAGATACGGATAAGAGCAAAAGAGAACGGCAATTGCGTGATTTTCAAAGTGAAGCAATTGAGCAGTTAAAAGTAAATGAAAGAATTGCACAAGCAAAATTAGAACAACAGCGACAATTAGAAATTATTGACGAAACAGAATATGAAATTGCTTCTGCATCAAATAAACGAAAATTTGAACTATTGGTCATTGATCAAGCATTAGCCGACAAAAAAGCAGGAATTGGCGACTATGAAGCCTCCATTCGCGCAAAGCAGTTAGCAGTATTTGAACAATTGGCAGAAAACGAAAGACAACTGGTCGAAGAAGAATATCAGACATCTATAAAAGGTGCCAAACTTAAGTTGGCTCGTCCGTTCAAGGAAGGCATCAGGGATGAGAATATTGAAATTAAAAAACAAATGGTACTTTTAGGTAATTTAAGAAATGGTTACGATGGTCTTACTGTCGAGCAAGAAGCTAATTTTATTATTGAAGATAAAATTAGAGAGTTGAAGACTAAACAGCAAAAGCTTATTGAAACCGAAATTGAGAACCTAAAAGAAGTAACACTGGAGCGAATTAAAGCGGCGCGTGCATTGCAGATAGAACAGACAATTAAAGGTCTCCGAGATCAACTATCCTTATTGAGAGCGATTAGCGAAGAAGAACAGAAAAGACTTAGGATTGCCCAAGAAAACAAAGACGCTACGGCGGAGCAGTTAAATCTCATTTACGATCTTGAGAAAGTTCGCGACAACATTAAAGCTGTCCGCGAGACCATTGATAGCTTTGTGACTGACACTTCTTCCGACTACAAAGGCTTCCTCAAAGAAGTCATTAGTGGCGAAGACGCAGTGGAATCTCTTAAGAAATTCCAAGAAGCCCTCAAGGATCGCACGCTGACCATTTTCCTTGATTTTGCCATGGCTCCAGTGGAAAAATTCTTCAAAGAGGGACTTTCTAAGTTTGCCATTGAAAAATTCTTCCCGAAAGGCGCGATTGAAAATATGCCTGAAGGAACGAAGCCTTCAACTACTCCTATTGAGGCTCAAGATAAGAACACTGCAGAAACCAAGCTCAACACAGAAGCGATTAAGGCCAATACTGCTGCGATGACTGGGGCCGGAGGTGCCGCAACAGGTGCCGGACCATATGCGTCTCAGTCTGGTGGCATGTTCTCCTTGGATTACGCTAGCGGAAATGCGCTTCAGATGCCAGAGCTTGGCTCCCTCACTGAAAGCGCCAATGCTTACGCAGAACAATTAGGGCAAGTGGACGCTTCAGTTTGGAATAGCGCAATGACAGTAGGCGCCGCCGGTGAAGAAATGGGACCAAATGGTGCTGCTGGTAAAACTTGGCAACAAAGTCTTGCTGGTGTTGTTGGCGGCATTGGCATGGCTGCTGGCAGCATCATGGGCATCATGGCTGGTATTAATCAAATCAAAGAAGGAGGCACATCTAACGTGCTTGGCGGCATTGGCATGATTGCCTCTATGGCTGGGAGTCTTCTTGGTGGATTTAGCGGCATGTTTGGAGGCGGATCTGTTGGTCAATTCGGAACCAGCTCTTCTTTCAACGGCACTGCAGATGCGCTTGGGGCTGCACCTTTTGCGCCAAAACTAGGTGCAGTCTTTGCCAATGGTGGCATTGCCAGGGGAGGTTTTAGGGCATTCGCCAATGGAGGAGTTGTGGGCGGTCCAACTCTTGGCCTAATGGGCGAAGGCAAGTACAACGAAGCCGTTGTCCCACTCCCAGACGGTCGTTCCATTCCCGTGCAGCTTGGCGGACGTTCTGCCCGTGACCTCATGGGCAATGGCGCCCCAGGCATGCCTCAAGCACCTTCTCTGAGCATGAAGTTTGAAACGACTAAGATTAATGGCGTAGAATACGTTAGCCGGGAACAGTTAGAGCAAGCAATGGCAGAAACTCGCCGTGCTTCCATTGCAGGTGGTGCTCAACGAGGCATGTCAATGACGCTTGATAAGATTAAGCAAAGCCCCTCCACTCGCTCTAGCATTGGTATCCGCTAATGGCAATATTTCCTTCTATTAGGCCAACTGGACGTTCTTATTCTCCAGGACAATTTCCCACGAAGGTTTATCGTGGACTTTCAGGAGCAACCGTCAAGCGAGTGTTTGGCAATCGGTCATTTGGTCATGCCATTGATCTTCAGTTTGAAAATATTTCTGACGCTAATACGAAAGCCATTCTTGATCATTACTATGGCCAGTTTGGCAGCTATGCTCGCTTCACGCTTCCCGATGATGTGTTTTCTGGCATGAGCACAACGCTAAAAAGTGTTGTGCAAGCGCCAACAAATGGCCTCTGGGAATATGCTGAGCCTCCGCAAGTAGAAAGCGTGTTCAATGGACGCAGTACTGTTACAGTGCGCTTGATTGGCGAGCTTGATTATTCTGGCGTTTGATCATGGAAACCTCTGTTCACATCGCTCATTTTCTTTTTATTGAAACGGCTAACAAGCAATCGCACTATTATCAGAATTATTTCTTTGGCAAGGATTTTACTGCAGTATCAGTACCAGGGTCGGCATCTCCCGTTTATCGTCATGCTCCGTTTCGCGTGGAGGGAGCGTTGTCTTCATTAAATGGAGAAAACAGTTTATTGCGCGTTTTATTTCCCCATAGTGCTTTTACCATTGCACTTGTTGAAAATGGAGAAGGCAATCGCCTTAGCAAGCTTTCCCTAAAGACAGTATGGATGGCAACCACTGGTTCTATCACTGATTACAGTAGCTATACAAAAACTGCTGAATACGAAGAATTCTATGTGGGTGTTGGCGCTTCCTTTGATGATACGACTGTAGAACTGCGCTTTAGGAGTGCAATGGATAGTGTGGGTGCATCTTTTCCAAGGCAAACGTTCTCGTCCAAGAATGTTGGGTTCTTACCATTGAACGCGGAAATTAGCCTGCGATGAATGATTTAATTGGCTTGCAATATGAATGGGGCGCAAGTCCAGATGATGGCAATGGCAAGTCTGATTGTTTTCAACTTTGCTGCACTATTAGGCGCAGGCTTGGATTGAAAGATTACGCTCCAGCTTTTGCATGGGCGTATAAAAAATATAACGAAGACAGTTTTTCTGCTCGACTATTACTTCGATGGCTGAAGGATAATTGCTTGCCCATTGACTCACTGCAAAATGGTGACGTTGGCATGTGTATTGAGAAAGCAGCATTAATTACGGTTGTGGATGGGCGAGCTTTTTGCATAGCTCCCAAAGGAAGAAGCGTTAGCATTGAATGCGATGAAAGCGTATTATCGTACGCATATTGGTTCAGACCGAGATAGCAATGCGCAAGCTTCTTCCTTACGAAAAAGCCCTGATCGATGCTCTGCAAATTTCAGAGGAAGAATATTGGCAGTTTTATTTGGCGCGATTAAATTATCGGGATCCTAAACAGGGCACTATCCTTGACATTAGAAATGAACCGATCAGCACCATTGCGCTGGTGCTTTCTATTGTCGGAACAATCGCCCAAGTGGCAGCGGCACTTCTCGCTCCCAGGCCGGACGCGCAACAAAGAATGGGACGCCAGTCCCGAAATCTTTTCTTTGCGCCTCGCTATGGCTTCAATTCTTTCCAGGAAGTGGCGCGTTACGGCGATCCAGTTAATCTTGTTTATACCAATGATTCGCAAAATCCTGCTGGCGGCGTAAGAGTTAACACTTCGCTGGTATGGTCGGCTGTGCATAGTCTTGGGTCTAGCCAGTTCATGCAAATGCTTTCAGTAATTGGCGCTGGCCCCATTGAAGAGCTTGATTATAGACGCACTGCCTTTGGACAGATACCATTAAGAGATATTCCAGATCAACGCCTATGGCTTTATGCTAAACCAGAAGGCGGGCCTCTTCGTTTTCTTGACAACCAATACCCAAAACCACTAAATGAAGATGACCCGTCACGAGAAGGTATTACGCCTTCCGACGGTGTTTATAAGACAAACACTGCTGGGATTAAAAGGCCAGAAGGATTTAGCCAAGCTTTTTCTCCAACCACTGCCGCTTCATTAGGTGTATATGACGTGGTGCCTATTAATGTGCAAGTAGAAGACAGGGATGACGAAGGCAGGGAAGATCGCGATAAGCTTGGAATTACAATGACAGACAGAGGACAATACTGGCCACAAAGCTGGCCCGTCGTGGAAGTACGCCCTGCATTGCCAAAAGGAGAAAGGTTGACAATTGTTTTCAACGAAGAAGATGGCAAACGCGTTGACGAAGACGTAGAAAGGGCTGCCGTTGATTTGCGTAGTTCTTATATTACTGTTTTTGATTCAGCTAGTTTATATAAACTTGGCGCCGCTAAGTTAAAGATGATTTCTAGTAATATTAAGGACGATGTTGACATTGAAGGTCAATTTACTTTTAAATGTATAGAGCCGGGGGTGTTATGTGAAGAAGATTACAAAACTTTAAATTATCAAGAAAATGGCGAGGAATTAAAAGCAAAGAAAAAAGAATTAGAAAATCGCATCATTTACTTGCTTTCAATTAAAGGCGAAGCTTTTGGTAATAAAATTAAAGGTGCAACTGCTGATCAAATTAACCAGTATGCCCAGAGACTGGCAGAGTTAGACGAAAATATTTTAAAAGCATCGGCAATTAGAAAAGGAGATTTATCGTCTAAAGATTTTAGAGATCTTTTAGATGAGACAGGCGCCTTCCAAGATGTAAATAGACAAATTAACAGCTTGGAAGATGACATTAGAGAGCGCAACAGGATTATTGACGCCCGCCGTGAAGAGCTAGAAGACATTAACTCTGCTATTCAAGATTTACTAGCAGAAAGGCCTTTTACCGATAATCAACGAGACAGGATTAAACGCCTCAGGGAAAGACGCGGAGATAAAAGAGAATCTATTCGCAATCAAACCACGGCTAAAAAAGAAAGTCGCAAACAAATTAATGATCTTGTTCGTAGGCTTATGCCACGAGCCATTGAAGAAGGCTTATTTGATGAATCACCAAGAACTGATTTAAAAACTGAGCTACGTGCTATGCGCGATGAGCGTCGCACGATTCGGCGACAGATTGATGAGCTTATCAGGGATCAGCGAGACATCCCGGCAGAAACAGAAGCGCAAAGGCAATGGCAAAGGGATTATGACGAAGCAGAACGAGAGTTGAACGAGACAAAAATAGAATTAAAAAATAAAGACAACTGGAATGATTATTTTAATACTAAATGTATTGCCAAAATCAATGAAATTGAATATGAAGCTGTCACCAATTGCGACATTGTAAATTTTTGTTTTAAGAGCAAGGTATTTCAACGTATACAGGGAAGACAAAGTAAATATGCAGAAGAGGACATGCAGGGTCACAAAGACAGTGATAATGGTGTACGCAATCGCACGTCTCTATTCTGGATGCACTATAAAAAGCCTGAAGATGAGCGCTTTACAAGGATTCCATATGTACTAGCCATTCGCAATGGAAAAGAAGTGGATATTTACACTCATCTCCGTTTTTGGGCTGCATCAAAAGAGAAATGGCAATTTAAATTTGAGCCCATTGTCGATCTTCCTGCTGAGCTACGCACTCATAATGATGGGCAACAAATTGACATTCTTTATCTTCGTACATTTGGCTACGGCTTAAATGATAGACAAAAAACTATAAACATTGGAAGCGGTCATCAATTGGTTTTTCGTGGAATCATTCGCAAAACTGTTCGCTTGCGTCCAAAACTAAATCGCACGCCACAATTTGTTGACGAATGGGGACTATTTTCATTGCGTTCTGACACTCAAATTGCTTTTTCTTTTGATAGCGGACCTGAGCACACATTAACGGCCGTAACAGAGCAGCGACGTGAAGCACTTCCTCCCACCATTTATCAAGACTTGGCAATGCTTGGCTTGAATATTTATAGCGGACAGGGCGTGCAAGATTTGCGCTCCCTTAGTGCTTGGGTGTCAAAAGGAAAGAAGGTTAAAAAACTTGCTGATAATGGTGACATTTCAGAAGACATTGTATCTTCAACCAGCTTTGCTCCAGAAATTTTTCTTGATACTATTCTTGATGCAACAAATGGCATTGGTTCTTATGCAAATATTAATGGCATTGATAAAGTACGACTTGGCATTGCGCAAAAATTTTGCCGAGAAAACAATTATTACATGGACGGTGTAATTGCAGAGCCGCAGTCATGGCGAGAATTTTGGAGTACAGTTGCGCCGTATTCTCTTCTTGAATTTGCTCGCATTGGAGGGAAGGAAACACTTGTTCCTGCGGTGCCATACGATGTTTTTGGGAAAGTGACAAGGAATGTTTCTATTTCCGCATTGTTTAATCAAGGTAATATCCTTGAAGATAGTTACAAAGAAGAATTTCTTGATTATGGCGATAACACGCAAGATTTAATTGCCACCATTCTCTACCGGGACACTCAAAATGATGACGTGTTCCCTAGTAATACAAGTGTAACAATTGCACTTGTTGATGCCAATGAAGCTTTAAGTATTCGCCAAACATTTAATCTCTCTGATTTTGTTACGAATAGAACGCAAGCCTTGCATTATGGGATGCTTTTATGTCAGCAGCGAAGGCTTTCAAGGCGAGCAGTGGAGTTTAAAACATTCCCCACTGAAAGCCCTATTGAGCCTGGCAGCTACATTTATGTTCAAACCGATCAGAATCAATGGGATGATTTCCGTAGTGGCATTGTCGAGGCAGACGGTAAGCTCAATACTCCATTGGCAGAAGATCCAATTAACGGCTCTTATACGGCGCTTTTGTATAGTGGCAGTCCCAAAGAAGGAATTGTCAAACTTTCAGTGTCAGTGACAGACAGTCAATCAGCATCATTCGCTCCTTATGAAGGATGGCTATTTGTCTTGGGCAATGCAGTGACAACAAAGCGTGTTTTCCGCGTGACAGAAGTGACAATGGAAGAAGAAGGCGAAATTACCGTAAGAGCTATTGAGCATCCATGCGAAGAAATTGGAGGACAAACGCTTTCTTGGATTGTGCGCTTTGATCAGTCTTTGTACCGCATTGATTAATCATTCTTGAAAGTGCTAAGATTAAAACAAAAGCTTTAAGACGATGCCCTTTTATACTGGCCGCACTGGCAAATTAAAGCTTGGCGGAAGCGAGGTGTCCAAGGTGCGCAATTGGACGTTAGATACGTCTGTAAACATGCTGGACACCACAGCTCTTGGAGACACTGCTAACACCTTCACTCCTGGCCTGTTTAGTGCCACAGGTAGCGCTACGTTGTCCTATTACAACGGTGACACTACTGACGTGACAAATCTTCTTGAAAAGATTGCCAAGACTGGCGCCATTACTGATAGTGATGAAGTGACGCTTACGTTTGAAGTGGGAACAAGTCAGCTCTTTACGGCAGATGCTTTTATTAATAGTGCCAGCATCACATCGTCCACCGATGAACTGACTACTGTTTCATTTAACTTTACTATTAATGGCCCGTTAACTACTGTTACACTCTCTGGCACTACTTGAACCATTGCCAATTGATCATTTGCATTGTCCGTACAATGAAAGCATAGTCGCTGAAGCGAGATGACATTTTTTGTTGGCCACACTGGAATTGTTAGGCTTCAGCGCAACGCCAGCAGCAGTTTTCCTGCTGTAATTTCGCCAGCAGATATTAATACCACTCTCAATAGGTTTAGTTTTGAAAAAAGCGAAGATAATTTAATTACTGGAGATCTGATCGAAATATCAACAACAGATGCAAGAGGGATAGACTTTCTTCCATCGTCCTTTTGGGGATTACCCGAAGGGCAAAAGGCCAACAACGCAAGGGCGGTCGTCAATGTTAATAATGTTGGCGGCATTCGTCTTTATCGCAACTTTGCTGATGCCATCAATAATGTTAGAGCTGAAGAAATAACACTATCTGCTTTTAACGGTGCTGATCTGGAGGTTTCTATTGCTGTAAGAGATACAAGGTACAATACGCTTGGAAGCGTCACCTCTTTTGAGATTAATACAGACAGAGGGGCGATGGAGACAACAAGTTTATCCGATGTATTTAGACAACAGTATTCTGCAGGGCTATTAAGTGGCAATGGCAGCATTGAATGTTTATTTAGTTATGAAACAACGGGCGTTTCCGAGACTCCGTTATTATTACTTCAAATTATTGATCGTCTAGATATAGGAAGCAATTTCAAGGCGCTTCTTTCCTTGTCATCCGTCGAAAAAACTTCTTCTTTTACTGAAGAGGTGTATTACGAAGTGGAGGCAGTGATAACAAGAGCTGGTGTAACAGTGACAGCAGATTCGCTTGTTTCCTGCTCCGTTGACTTTGTGACTACCGGCGAATTTAAACTTCGCATTGGCGTGCCGTCAGAATATATTCTGAAAGAGGACGATGACGCTATTTACCTTGAACAGAGTCTTGATTATCTCCTCCAGGAAGTAACGGACTGATAATAGCTATTATCGTTTAAGACTAGACTGTATTTAGCTTTGCCCTTCTGAGAGATGGCCGATCAAAGAATCACGGAACTTGTTGAACTCTCCCAAGGGGCAGTTGCTTCTGGCGACGTATTGCCGATTGTAGACATTAGCGCCAGTCAAACCAAGAAGGTGCAGGTAAAAAACCTAATTCAGGCTGGATTTAATTTAGCGGATTCCTCGACATTAGATATTGCAAAAATCAACCAAAGTAGCACTACAAAGATTGGTGCTACTGCCATCGCGGATGGCGCCATTACCTATGCAAAAATTCAAAACGTTAGTGCTGCAGACAAGCTTTTAGGGAGATCTTCTGCTGGCAGCGGCAACGTTGAAGAGATTACTTGCACTTCATTTGCTCGCACCATTCTTGACGACGCCGATGCCGCAACGGTTCGTACCACTATTGGCTTGGGGGTTGTTGCGACTGGCAATACAGTTAACACTGCTTTAATTGAAGACGAGAGCGTTACCAGTGCAAAATTAGCAAGCGGCAGTGTAACCACTGTCAAGATTGCGGATAGTGGCGTAACAAACGCAAAGCTTGCCGCGAATTCAGTCGGCAGCATACAACTAGTTGTTAGTGGCGTAACTGCAGGAAAACTGGCTGCTGACGCTGTAGTCACCGTCAATATTGCTGACAATGCAATTACGGGCACAAAAATTGGAGTCGCTGCGGTCAGCGGCGTTCACATCGTCGATGGAAGCATTACGCAAAGCAAGCTAGCAAGTGGAAGCATTGCTACTGCTTACATCGCCGATAGCGGTGTTACGCAAGTAAAACTTGCCGCTAATGCAGTAGCCACTGTAAATATTACAGACGGGAATGTTACTGCAGCGAAACTTGCGTCTGGCTCCGTTACGCTTGCCAAGCTTTCTCTCTCCTCTGGCGAACTTTCTGGCACTCTTATTACTGCAAGCTCTATACCTTCTGGAAGCTATGCAAGTGGTTCTATTCCCACTGCTGCCATCGCGGATAACGCAGTCACTTTTGCAAAAATTCAACAAGTGGCTAGTGGAGTACTGCTTGGCAGGGCTTCTGCGGGAAGTGGAAATATTGAAGAGATTACGCTTACTGCTGCTGGCAGAGCATTGTTGGATGATGCTGATGCGAGCGCTCAGCGCACAACGCTCGGCCTTGGAACGCTAGCTACGCAAAATGGCACATTCTCCGGCACATCCACTGGCACTAATACGGGTGATCAAACCATTACTCTTTCGGGAGATGTTACTGGCACAGGAACAGCCGGATTTAGCACCACTATTTCTAATAATGCTGTAACAACAGTCAAAATTTTTGATAGCGCTATTACAACTGCAAAGATTGTTGATAGCGGAGTTACTGCAGCAAAACTTTCTGACAACTCTGCTGCAATTGTCGCTGGTTCCACTCCTACAGGTGACGGTGATTTTATTGGTCAGCAATGGCTTAATACAAATACTGGCGTTGAATATACTTGGACTGGTAGTGTTTGGCAGCGTCAAAGTGGCCTTTCGACAACTGTCGTTTCAGGAGATACTGTTTACAGTTTTGCCACTTCCTATCCTGATGCTTTTAGCGCCTCCATTGTTCCTTCTTTAAATACGCAAGTTGCTACACGCTTCTTTGCTGGTCCAGCCAGTGGAAGTGCAGATGCAGCTCCTACTTTCCGGGCTATCACGGCTAGCGATCTTCCAAAGGCCACCACCAGCGATTTAGGCGTTGCTCAAGCTGGCACTGGACTCGTTACTGTCAGTGGCGTTTTTAATCACGCCAACAGCGTGGCATCTGGCACGTATTACAAGGTGACAGTAGACGCGCAGGGACATGTAAGCGCTGGCGCAGCCAGTCTTGTAGCAGATGACATCCCTGCTCTTTCTGCAAGCAAAATTACCACTGGCACCTTTGGAAGTGGGTTTATTGCAGACGAATCAATTCTTGCTTCTAAGCTTGCCAACTATTCTGTTAGTCAGTTTGGCGAAGCGCCGCCTGTAGCAGATTTTATTGGGCAATTCTTCTTCAATCCATTGGAGAAAGACCTCTATCTATGGGATGGTAACGTTTGGAATCCAGTTGGTATTAGCGTTGGTGAGATTATTTTTGGTGGCACTTATAATGCTTCTGGAAACACGATTGCAAGTGTTAGTGCTGATGGTGCTGGAATTGGTCTTTCTGTGGGACAACCACTACCGGCTGCATCGACCACTTTTAATCGTTATTACGTTGTAGTTGCTAGTGGTGGTACTGGCACTTCACCAGCTCCTGAAACTATTCTGCAGCCGCCCGATATTCTTCTTTGCAATGGCACAGCGTGGGTAGAGCTTGATGTTAGTTCTACCTATCTATCGCAAACTGCTTCTAACGTAGCTTTTGCGCCAGCAGGAACCATTGGAAGTACAAACGTCCAGTCTGCTATTGAGGAAGTAAACACTGAATGCCGCAATGTTAACAATGTGGCTAGTGGCATTTTGGCCACTGGTTATGGTGGCACTGGAATTAATTCTTACACCAAAGGTGATATTCTTGTTGGTAGTGGCACCACATTAGTTAAGCAAGCAATTGGAACTAACGGACAAGTGCTCACTGTTAATTCTGCATTTGGCGCTGGTGTTCACTGGGTTACGCCAGCGAGCGGCACTGTTCTGTCGGTGAGTGTTAATTCTCCGCTCACTGTTGTTAGCGGCACAACAACGCCCGTCATTTCTATTCCTGATGCCACGACTAGTGTACGTGGCACTGTTATTCTTACTGATTCAACAAGCACTACTAGCTCTTCACTTGCTGCTACTGCCACTGCAGTGAAGAGCGCCTATGACTTAGCTAATGCTGCATTACCCAGAGCGGGTGGTACCATTGCTGGCGAAGTAGTCATTGGCAGTGCAGGTACGCTTCTTTTTGAAGGGGCCAGTGATGACGCTTTTGAAATTCAACTTGCTGCGGCAGATGCCACTGCAGATAGAACAATCACGCTTCCCAATGTCACAGGAACCATTGTCACAACTGGCGACACTGGTACGGTTACTAATTTAATGCTTGCTGGCAGCATTGCTGATACTAAGCTTTCTACAATTTCCACTGCTGGAAAAGTTAGCAACAGCGCCACTACTGCTACCAGCGCTAACACTGCTAGTGCAATTGTTGCTCGTGATGGTAGTGGCAACTTCTCTGCTGGCACCATTAACGCCACCGTTGATGAAGGCACGTTCTAATCATTAAAAAACAAAAGCCTTTTAGAATTGCGAAAGACTAATTAGTCCTCTTGATTTTGAAAGGCTTTTAATTATGGCTGGCGTTCTTCAGCATTTACGTTCCTCGACGCTGGATAAGCGTCCCAATCCTGCTTCCATGGTTGATGGGCAAGTTGCCATTAACTATGCAAGTGGAAGCCCTGGCATGTTCTTTAAGGACAGCAATGGCAATTTAGTAAAAGTGGGGCCTGTACACGTAGGCACGACTGCGCCTAATGTTAGTCCTGCAAGCGGCGGCACTGCTGGCAATTCCAAGGGTGAGCAATGGCTTGATACTACCGGCGACACCTATGTGTTCAAGGTGTGGGACGGTGGCGCATGGCGCAGCGAATCCGGCACGTTCGTGGACGTCAACGGCGACGTAATGACCGGCGCGCTCGGCATCATCGCCGGCTCGGCTGGATCGCCAGGGCTCTACTTCTCGGGCGACACGAATACGGGCCTCTATTCACCCGGCGCAGACCAATTAGCCATCTCGACTAATGGCACTGGGCGGTTGTTTGTTGATAGCAGTGGAAACATTAAAGTATCTATTGGTGAAATTTCTCAAACTTCTGCAACTAGTTATATCCGGATTGATGGTGGAGATGGTGCTGGTGCAGGTGCGAACATTCTCGCATTTGGCCAGTCACATGGATCGGCGGCCGGAAGGCTTGTGCTCACTGCAGTTGGCTCTGAAAGTATGCAGTTTGGCGCAGGTGGCGCCGAGCGCATGCGCCTCACTTCGACAGGTGCTCTAGGTCTGGGGACTTCTAGCCCAGATGCGAATAGCCAACTGCATATTGTTGGTAGCTCTTATCAACCGCTCTATGTCAATACCACCACCGCCGGCGGCGGTGGCACGGTATTTCTTCAATCAGGCACTCAAGCTCTTTATACCGGAACCGCTGGTTCAAGTTGGCTTAGTGGATCCGCAGCTACCGATGGGCTTGTTCGCGCAGAAGCAAATCTAATTCTTGCCACGAATGGAAACACACGTGCAGTAACTATTGACTCGTCACAGCGCGTAGGGATTGGCACTACTTCAGTTAGCACTAAGCTACACATCGTCAGCAATGGCGCTGGTGGTGATGTTTGGGTTGCAAATGGTTCAGGCCAAAACTGCCTACTGGAGATGGCAGGGAACGGAAATACCCCGCAAACCAGCAGTGCTTTATACGGTCAAGATTCCTCTAACAATGTCTATGGGGGATGGGCGCGAGGAGCGCATCCTGTCTTGTTTGGTACAAACGGGACTGAGCGTGGCCGCTGGGATTCAAGTGGTCGATTTTTAGTGGGCACGTCTTCTAGTTCTGCCGAGGCTAAATTTATCGTCCAAGGTGGAACTACTGCTGCCGGTGGAGCAATAAATATCCAGCGGAACGCAACTACTGCATCCGCTGGTAGCACGATTGGCTATATCAGCTTCGCCAATTCTGCTAACGACGCTGGCGCATTTATCTCTGCGAACGGTGACGGTACATGGACCGCTGGTACTAGCCATCCAACGTGCTTAGTGTTCTCCACTACTGCCGACGGAGCGAGCAGCCCTACGGAGCGGGCAAGAATCACTCAAAGAGGTGCCTTTAAGGCTACAAATACTGGTAGTTATATCAACTCTACTGCCGCTTTTCACGAATTTGTTAATAACGCAGATGATATCGTATCTGTATATATAAGGTCCACAGCCGCCAGTGGTCAGCAATACGGTTTATACATTGAAACAGCAAATGATCAAAATGATGGTACGCGCTTTTTTCTGCAGTGTGTTGGCGCAACGACGGAAAGAGCAACAATTCGGTCTAATGGTGGCATAGCTAATTACAGCGCCAATAACGTCAACCTTTCTGACCGCAACGTCAAAAAGGACATCGCGCCTGCCGCTGGCACATGGGACTGCTTAAAAGAATGGGAAATCGTCAACTTCCGCTACAAGGACCAGTCAGACGAAGCCGACTTGAGCATGGGTGTAATTGCCCAGCAGGTGGCGGAAAGCTGCCCGGAAGTGATTACCGTCTTCCAAGAAGCCAAGGAAGCAACTGAGGACCAGCCTGCTCAGGAAGAGCGCATCGGTGTCAAAGAACAGCAGATGATGTGGATGGCCATCAAGGCACTGCAAGAGGCGCAGCTCCGTATCGAAACCCTGGAATCCGAGATGGCTGCTGTTAAAGCCCAGCTCTCGTAGTCCTACTCACTAAAAGGGTTGCCGGGGGGTCGATAGCCACTGCGAGGCCCCCTGTATTCCCCGACCAGCGGGTCTTGTATTGCAGGATCCCCGGCACAAAAAAGCCCGCTCTAAGGCGGGCCAGTGGTTAGTTCAAGTTTTCAACTGCCCAAGCAAGCAACTCATCTTTGATCCAAATCCCATGAATCCATCCCGACTCCTCAAAAGAAAGATGCGGGGCGTACTCAGGTCGTTCGGTGTCTTTGATGGTTTCGAGCCAACCACCACGGCGATGCAGCTCGTCTCGAACAGCCTTAACTGTGCGGTAATTCATTTTTCTAGGTGCAGTGGGGATCTCTCCCCTTAACACCACTATAGCACATTGGGTCTAACCTGTCAAGTACATGAGACTCGGTAGTCCCCTTCACTCGTATGCTTGACGACATTACACCGGAGGAAAACGAGTGGCGTTTCAAAGTTTGTCTTGAATGGATCCACAACTTGACCCGCGAAGAGCTGGTAGAGTTGATGGGCGAAGAATGGCTTACAGACTACCGCGCCAATTTCCTTAGTTTTGGGCAGATGAGTTCACATCATTTTCCAGATTTTTATTACGACCCAAGCGAAGGCATCTACCAGCACTACGCTTGGGCCAAGAACGGCAAAGTCCTGCTGTGCAACGACTCCGATGGTGAGTACGAGCAAATCTTCGGTAGCCGTGAGGAGCTTCAACGCTTTGTTGATCACCTGATGGAGGTAGCCGACAAAGCTTGGCCTGACCCCGATCTTTGTGTTGACATCGCAGAAATGCTTGAACGGTTGCAGGAGATCAATCCCGAGCAGTACGCCTGGTGGTACAGCAAGTTGTACCCCATTGATGGCTCAATTGGTGATGAGTGGACTAGGTACACACTTGTGACCTTGCGGAACCTTGTCCGCTGGAAACCCCGTTAGTCCACGTCACTACTAGCTCTGGCTGTTTTCCGAAGAAACCGCCTTTCTTTTCATTGCTAAACTAACAAAGACCATTCTTTTTAATCATGGCAATTACTTATCAATGGGCGGTGGCCAATATGGACCGCACGCTTTCAAATGGTTACGTGGGCACTGTTCACTATACGATCTCCGCCGATGATGGCACTTATGCAAGCTCGGCCTATGGCAGTCTTGGTCTTGAAGCTCCCGAAGAAGACGAAGCCATTCCGTATGCTCAGCTCACCCCCGAAATTGTCATCGGCTGGGTGAAGGACAAATTTGGCGACGAAAAAGTTGCCGAAATTGAAGACGCTCTTGCTCAGCAAATTGAACAGCAGCGTGAGCCGAAAACTGGCACTGGCCTTCCCTGGGCTTGATAAATGGCCGCAAAATCAAAGATTGGTATTAGCGGGCAAAAGCTGCATCAAACTGGCAAGCCAAAACTTACAAGGCAAGGCCAAGGAAAACATAGTAAAGCTAGTCACGGACGTAAACTTACGCGAGGACAAGGCAAATAATAAAGGGGCCAAAAGGCCCCTTTTCTTTTGTCGTTACAATGGGAAGAAAGCATAGACATCATGGGACAAGTTAATAGGGGTGGAGAGCAGTTTGAAACAGCGATTGCCGCTGATTATCGCGGACAAATTATGCGCCGTGGCATTGATAGCGGGGAAGTGGATGCGTTTGCACGCAAGCGCGTGAGCCAACCCTATACATTGTTTGATTCCGTGCTTCGTTACGACAAGCGCAGTGATGTGTGGAATGAAACAATTACTGGCTCTGCATCGTCTGTTCATGATGCAAATCAAAGCTCTATCAATATGACCGTCACCACTGCATCTGGTGACAGCGTAATGAGGCGCACTCGCCGAAGATTTCCTTATCAGCCAGGGAAATCTTTGCTTTCCATTCAAAGTTTTGCTGGGTCAGTACCAGCAAGTGGTGTTATTCAGGAAGTGGGATTATTTGATGACAATAATGGAATCATTCTTCGTGCCAGTGGCACCACTCTTCAGTTTGTTGTCAGAGGAAAATATTCTGGCATTGTCACTGAAAACGTCGTTAATCAGGATCAATGGAATATTGACACTGCTTCGTGGCTTGATTTTTCTAAGGCCAATATCTTCACTACTGATCTTGAATGGCTAGGGGCAGGACGAGCACGTTGTGGCTTTATTCTTGATGGCGAATATTATTATTGCCATGAATTTCTTCATGCAAATAATATTAGTAGTGTCTATATGACAGCGGCAGTATTGCCACAAACCTATCGCATCGCTAAGCATACAACAAGCGCCAGTGGTGCAACAATGAAACAAATCTGCTCTACGGTTGCAAGCGAAGGCGGATACGAACTTTACGGCGAAGTGTATACAATTGCCCCTGCTCTAGGCGTAATTCCTAATACAACTGGCGAGCGCATTGTTGCTGGTATTCGCATGGCAAGTGGCCGCACCGACAATGTGATTATTCCCGTAAAAGTTGATTTGGTAACGGAGGATAATACTACAATTGAATGGAAACTTCGCCGTAATCCAACCACTTCTGGTGTTACTTGGGCCGCTAGTGCCAATGGCAGGGGGAATGTGGAAACCACTTCTGCCGGTAGCATTGTTTCTGGCGGCACCACTGTTAATGCTGGCCTTTATTACAGCGCTGGTTCAGTGGAGATTAACGTGCAAGATGGGCTTAGCCTTTCCTTGGGTGTCAATGGAAGCGGAGTCAGCGATGAGCTGTTTCTTACGGTGACAAGCTCTGGCAATGCCAAAGCAACTGGCTTGCTGGGCTGGATTGAAACGCTTTAACCAGAAGCGCATTACAATGAAAGAAAAAGCTCATCATGATTACGCCAGGTAAGCACGATATTACGATTTATCAAGGCGCAACTTTTGAGCTTCAATTGCAATATAAAGACGCCTCTGGTGTGCCGGTCAACATGAGCGGCTACACCGTTGCGTCTAAATTGTACGACCGTCTCGGCAATACGAAGCTTGCTGATTTTGCAGTAACGTATATCAATCAAGCTAGTGGTATATTCAAAATTCGTTTAGAAGCCTCAGGGACTAGTGGCATTACACAGCAAGGACAGTATGACGTACTAGTAACTGAGCCTAACAATAGCGCATATTATTTAGTTGAAGGAAATGCCTTTGTTAATCTTGGCTTGAGCTTCAAATGACAGTCGTCGTACAACAGTCTTCTTCCATCGTTTCAATTGCAGAAACGGCAGACGCTTCTGTTGTCGTTAGTCAAGAAGCAAATACAATACAAATACAAGCTCCTCCACCATCGCCAAGGCTTGAATTTTTTGGTGAAGGCCCTCAAGGGGCCATTGGTCCTCAAGGGGAAAAAGGAATTAATTTAGACGAAACCGCTAAGATTGATGGAAGTGTAGTTTACTACGATGCTGCCGCTGCTAAGTTCAAAGCAGATGCAACAATCACTAAAACTCTTCTCACTGATGGAGGCAATTTCTGATGTCTAATACTTTACGGATTAAGCGTCGTGCAAGTGGCGCTGCTGGTGCTCCGACAAGTTTAGCCAATGCAGAATTAGCCTTTAATGAAGTTGATGATACGCTTTATTACGGAAAAGGAACTGGCGGCCAAAACAGCACTGCTACTACCATTGAGGCAATCGCTGGCAAAGGAGCCTTTGTAAATCTCACTGGCAATCAAACAATTAGTGGCAACAAAACATTCACTGGAACAGTTGATTTAAGTGGCGCTACTATTGCGACAATTACTACAACTGGCGCTGTAACAATTGGCGGGGATTTAACCGTTAATGGCACTACCACCACTGTTAATAGTACGACAATTAGCGTTGATGATAAGAATTTAGAACTTGGCTCTACTGCATCGCCTTCTGACGCTAGCGCTGATGGTGGTGGCATCACTTTAAAAGGAACAACGGACAAGACGTTTTCCTGGGTGGATGCTACGGATGCTTGGACAAGTAGTGAGCATATTAATCTTGCAAGTGGCAAAGCCTTCTATATCAATGGTTCGTCTGTATTAACGGGTACAACTCTTGGTGCTGGCGTTGTCTCTTCAAGCCTGACAAGCGTTGGCACTATTGGCACCGGCATTTGGCAGGGTACTGCTATTGGACTGGCTTATGGTGGCACGGGAGCATCATCTGCATCAGGCGCACGAAGTGCTTTAGAGCTTGGCACAATCGCTGTTCAAGCAGCTAGCGGTGTGACTATTACTGGCGGCACCATTTCAAACGTTACGCTTAGTGGCGTGACCATCGTCAATTCCACCATCGACGGCGGATCATATTGAAGCTATGCTTGGGCAGCATCATACTGCCCTTTTCTCATGGCTTTCCCATTTGTTGCAGAAGGCGAGTGGTACAAGCAGCAAACCGAACATCTTTCAGACATTCTGGCTGAGCTGCTAACAGATGATGATCCGGCAATGGCTTGTAAGGCCCTGAGTGAAACCATTGCTACATGGGAAGACTATCACGAGAAGGAGCTTGCCAAATGGAAGCGCCTCAGGGTGCTTCTGGGCCTGGGAGCTGGTACGTAATCCTTAGTTCTCCGCCAAGAGCTTTGACGGCCTCGCTAGCGTCCGCTGGCGGGGCTTTTTCAATAAGCACAGATGGAACGATGGCATCAGGAAGAGGAGTGACTTTTGCATCAGGGAAAAGCTCATGGGCCTTTTCAGCGAGAGCATTTGCTTTTGTTTCACGCTCTTCTTTTCCCCATTGCTTGACCAACGCAGTTGTTTGTTGGTCGATTTTCTCCATAACAATTTTTGTTTTCCACTCTGCCCAATCAGGCCTGCAATAAGCCATGAGCATTTTGAACCATGGCTGCAAAGCAAGAGAGGGCCGCTTTTCGACGGCCCATAAGCCTAGTTCGTAGCACAAGGCATTAAACCAGGATTGCCTACTCATCCCTCCTGAAACACTGAAATAAATACTGTGCCGGCTTTAGTGAGAGGAAGAATCTTGTCGCGCAGGTCAATATTATGACAACGCACGCAACCATGAGTGGGGACCAGGGGCTGCTTGGGAACCCATGCGCCGGGCCAGCCATTAGCAGAGCCACCTCCGTGCGTCATAATTCCGGCTCTACTATTGCCGGTTTCTTGATTTTCTAGTTCGACCATATCGAAGCTGTACCAGCCGTAAGCCATGAGAGTACGGTCATAAGCAGGCTTGTCGCCCACCTTCTCGTAGTCTTTGTAAATGGCACCAATTTTATAAAGGCCAGGGGGAGTGTCTGAATTAGTAATCTTCCATTCAAAATCACTATATTGCCCACGAGCAAGACAAGGGATTTCCCATAACAGCTTTCCTTCAAACGAGAAAGCTTTCATGGTTTCTATTGCATCGTTCACGATTAAATGTGAATCGCCTTTCTTAAAACCAAAATCTTGTGGGCGTTTCTTTGGACCAATCATAGTAAAAGTAGTGCTCTCAGGAGCATATTCCTTCATGAGTTTAGATAGTTTTATAGGGTAATCGGGATCAGTGGCATACGACTGCTCCTTGAGCATTCGCGCTGCTGCATAACGATTAGGGGCATTATTAATGCCTTTAAATTGACGATAATCTTTGTACCATCGCGTGATTAGATATTCAATGCAAGCAGCAAGACTGGGAAAATCAATGAATCCTGCTTTAATGGTCACCCATTGACCGTCATACCATTCTTGCGTGGTTGTAGTAGTGCCACTTCCTTTTAAGCCTAAATAATTATGCTTTCCAGAAGTGTGCTTTCCAAAGCCACTTTCTAAGCAGCACTGTGCAGCTACCAGTTCTGGATATCGAGCGCCATATTTACGAGCAATTTGGAAGCATTCATCCCAGAATGCTCGATTTGACGGCCACATGGCCTCAGCCCTTCACGCGGAAAATAGTTTTCAGGCCTTCAATAAGAAGCTGAAGAACGTTGTTGCTTTTCCAGGGGGAATGATCCAGAATTTGGTCAGCGGCGGCAATAATGATACCACCAATAACAAACCATTCTGCGCCGCTCATGATGAACAATGCAAGGAAGATATAAATACGCTAGCGCTTAATTTCTAAACTGCGCACTCTTGTTTCAATGTCACTCATCTTGTCTGTGAGCACGCTTAGCTTTTCGGTGATGCTTTCAATTTGCACTGCCACTCTTGCTTGCTGAGTGCCCACTGCAATAAGCATGGCGCCTGTTGACAGCAACATGCCAGCCGTGATGGTGGCTACAAAATTTGCAAGGCCCTCCTTGAAACTGTCCATAGCCATCAATCAATACGCTTATTCTATAAAAATTCACGAGGCATTATTTAGCGTTAAACTATGGGCAAGACAATTTAATAGTGCCATGCTAAGAGCGAATGGTCCTGATGAGCTGCTTTACTCTCTCATTGAACTTCGCCCTGGTGATGCAAAACGCAGATTTCGCAAAAGCATCTTTGAAGACTATTTTTTAAGGGGACCATTTGGCCAATGCGCCTGTGCATATTGCGGAGAATGGAAAGAAAAGCTTACAATCGACCACATTATTCCAAAGAGCAAGGGAGGGCCTCATTTTAGTAAATTTAATCTTGTACCTTCTTGTCGAGCTTGCAACCTTTCCAAAGGCAATGAAAACCTTTTTGAATGGTGGCGTCCTCAGCAATTTTGGACTGAAAAGCAAGAAGAAATTTTAATGGCGTGGGTATATTGCAATAGTTTTGTTAGTGCTCACACCGACCAAAAAGAGCTTGAAGCATGGTGCGAGAAGAAAGGGATTGTCCTGCCGATGCATCAATCAATTGAACATGAAAAAGCCCCCTTATGGGGGCTTTGTTGTAGTGCTGCTTAGCTTTCGACGGGAGCAAACATCACTTGTTTTCCTGGAAGATCGTAACGGACACCTGGCATCGGACAAAATCCTCCTTCGCATTGCTGAGAGGCGTTTTCAAGAGCTTCAATTGCTTCTTGCTGTGGCTCATTTTCCATATTAAAGATGAGAAGGTCAAGATACCAGCTCGCTTTTTTCAAATCCTCCAAGCCATTCTTGTCTTCATAGCGCCAAACATATTTGATGATATTTCCCTTTAGGAAACCCTTAAAGCCGTCTTTGTCCATTGAGGCTTCGATAGCCTCAATACATTCAATGCCACCGTTTTTGGCATAGTGGCGAGGATTTTTAACAGGATCGTGCATGGTCAAAATGATGCTTGGTGAAGATCAAAAGCTTCAAAAGCTTCTTTAAACAATGGGCGGGCCAAGGAAGATAAGGCTTGAGCATAAGCCTGAATTTCCCATTGACTACTAGCTTCATCTCGCAATGAAATAAAATGCAATAAAGCTTGCAAGCTGCAGGTCCATGTGAAAGAAGTGTAAGTGGACATAGGCAGGATTCCTCGCGCTTGCTCCTTGCTCACTCCTAGCGTCAGGAGAGCCCTGTAAGCCTGTTTAGCCTGTTCTAATGCCTTGGCATATTCAATCATTGCCACTTGATTCATAGCAGGCTCCAGGGGGCCACTGGAGGCTTGTTTATTGTTTGAGCTTTGATAACGAAAACCTCGCGGCATATAAGACACTTCATCATCGGCTTCGCAATAGCGAAAGCTTTTTTCATTCCAGCCAAGTGTATCGTTAGCAAATGTTCCACCAATTACATGCTTCCACCATTGCCGACAAACATAAAGTGGAGCTTTCACTTGCCATTTTGTAATGACACCACGAAATGGACTGGTGTGCTTGTGTTGCACTAAATAATTAAGCAGCTTTTGGTCTTTTTCAGACCATTCACTACTCGTTTGATCAAAACTTTGACGGGCGTCACAAACAATATCCAAAGAGCTTCCCATCCAATCAATGAGACGCACAAAGCTAATGCCATCCATTAGCGGATCAATTTTGGTCATCATTCAGCTTTGTCAGTCGTGATAAGGAAACGAAAAGTGGCGACAATCAGCACCCAGTTCCAGAAAGTCAAAGAAAAACTAGGAATCAACAAGCCTGCACAAATGCTTACAAGCCATGCTTGCAAACACAGCGCGCCAAACCCTACGAGCAACACTGCAATAGTTTTGGACAAGTCCTTAAGCAAGTCGTCAGTTGCTTTGGTAAGCATGGTTGATCAGCGAGAGGGGTCGAAGTCGTTGCAAACTGATTGTAGGAGCAATGTTCGTAGCTGAATGCCACCGTACTCGTGCCTTCTTGGCACGTCCGCTCGCATCAAAACCTTCAATGGTGCCAACAATGGAAGAGGGCATCCACCCTGCTGCTGTACGTTGTACGTACACCACGTCTTGTCCTGGAAGCCATTCATGGTTGCGAGGAGTGCGAGGGAGCTTGTACGGACGGTAGCCCGTCCCGCATTTTACGGCATCCTTCCCATCATCCACCCGATAAACAAACCGTTTGCCAAATCGCTGCATGGCTAGGCTAAACGAAACAATGCAAGAGCAATGAACACCTTCTCTATTCCCATTGGCTTAAAATACAATGGTCAAGATTGTATTGGCGTTATGGGGCCTTTTGAACGCAGCATGGAACGGGACTTTGCTCTCGTTGCCAATAAAAAAGCCCTAAGCGAATGCGGCGATATTGAGAAGCTACGGGAAGTGGCTTGCACAATGATGGAAGGCTGGAGCAACATGCAGGAAGCCGTCACTGCCCTAGTAAAAGAGAATCTTGAACTGCGTCAAGCCATGCAAATGCAGCAGTGTGATCTTGAAGCCGCTGATGCGTTGCTAGGCGAAGCCGGAGAGGCTATTAAGACGCTTGCAGAAAAGCAGCAATCCGCTCAAGCCAAAAAAAATCTTTGGCCGTTTGGCTGGTAAGAAGAAACACTTTCCATCCACCCATCATTGCCAAATTGAATTTACGAGCATCACGCTCATAACCTGAGCCAGTTACGTGACGGCCACGATTAAATGTGCCACCTTGTATCTCAATAAGAGAATGTGAAGACAAATGAGCGAAGTCTGCCCTGTAACGTTTTGAACGCTTGCTTTTTGCATAGCGCTCTTGAAAATCAGATTCCCAGGTTGATACGTCGCTGAATTCCCTGGTCAATGGAAGGTCAGGGAAATGCGCTTGCCATAGTTCTAAGAACTGATCTTCAAGAGCGCTCACTAATTAGACAGCAGCAAACGCTACGTTAGCGCCTTGATTTTGATATTTTCCATCGCCATAGTCTTGAGCTGAGTCGGAATTAAGACGCAAGAACATAACTTGGACGATGCCCTCGTTTGCGTACACGCGCACGGGGAAAGCCAAAGGATTGACAATAGAGATAGTAAGGTGACCACTCCAGCCAGGCTCAATCGGGCACACGTTAAGAATGGTTCCTTGTCGAGCATATGTGCTCTTGCCGTCTGTGATCCCCATTATGTTAGGCGGCATTGTCAAGAGTTCCACACTCACGCCAAGAGCATAAGAAAACGGCGGAAGGACGAAGAACATGGAGCCATTCTGCTCAACAGGCGTTGCCTCATACATCAGCTCTTTGTTGAAGGCCTTCACATCCAACGCTTCAATGGGAGCATTGTTATTGATGACCATAAAGCCCTTTGGGGAAAGGCTCAAATCATATCCAGCATGGCTCAAGCCGTATGAGAGGGCTTTGGTGCCGTTGGGAAGCTCCCTGGTTTTCTCTGCGACGAAAGGAAAAATAAGATCATTTTCAGCAAGAATGCTGATTTCCTTGTCATTAAGAAGCATGGTTCTGGAAAAAGAAAAGGGCTCTTAAGAGCCCCGTTGTCAAGAAAAGAAAAGCTTTAAGAAACGATCAAAACGGATCGTCAGAGAAGCTTTGCTTTGCCTTGTTGCCGTTGTCCCACATCGAAGCGTAGGCCTTGGGAGAGTTGTCAAGCTTATTGACGGTCACTTGCCCTTTGAAATGAGGGGCAGTATCCTTGTCGCGCTTGTCATTGTCCCAAAGCGCAAAACGTAGGGAGTAGTTTCCTTGGGGGTTGGTGCCTGCCTTCTTCATCGCGTTCAAGATGTCAGGAGTGAGATCGAGAGTGCCAGAAAAAGTAGGAGCGTCGCCAGCGGGCATTGAGTGTTCCTCAACGGAGTGTAGTAGGCCCTGGAAGGGGCATAAGAAGCATAGCGCTATGAACAGAGGAGTCAAGCTCCACGGTCCATAGAAATTGTTAAGGGGCGCCCGCCTGGGTAGTGCTCAAAGAAGAACTGCTGCACTTTCTGCACCATGATGCCTGCTTGCATAGCAAGCTCAGCTTCGGAGAGGCTGATAATTTGCGCCTCCTGGCCATTGCCAGTGTCAGGATCATAAATAGCAATGGCGCAATGTGCCTCATTGATTTCAATGTCATACATCTGTTCAATAGCTTGCACGTAGGCGCCAAGCTGCATGCGATAGTCGGCTAACTGAGTGTCAGGCTTTTCCTTGTAGCTCGTCTTCCAATCAAGCAGCGCATAAGCACCGTTGTTCATTTTGGCGAGCATATCAAAAGTACCTGAATAGCCAATTTCTTGTGCTGGATCGTACCAAGCGATGGCGCTTTCAACAAGCAGTGGACTATCTACGCGTTCAAGAAAGCCCATGATGCTTTCAAAATAAGGCACGTAGTTTTTATGCGAGTCGAGGTGGGCTTGAATGTCTTCACCATTCCAGAGGTCTTCTAGAACACCGTGAAGCCAATTGCCTCGATCCACAGCATTACGAGTGCGACGATTAGCTTCTTCATCGCCCACCTTCCTGCGCCAGTTCATGAGAGCTGCAATCTTGCCAGGCGACGAACACGCGCTCGCAATAGTCGTCACAGAGGGCAAAACATACCCTACGGGGACATTGGGAAAATCGTCGCAGACGTAATAGCGTTTCTTGTTCAGTTGAAGCCGATTTGGTTCGTGACGGGAGAACGCTGGCATTTGAAGAGAGGCAAGGCATAGATCGTAACAAGCCACTATTTCTCGTTCATGTCCCAGAAATAGTCGCAGCCTTCCTCATCACATGGAGGCGCAGCGAAATAGCTCTGCCAGCGATCTGCAGGCGCCATGTAGCGCCAGCAGTTTTCTTTAACAGGGCATTCACCCCCCGAGCACATTGCAATGTCAGGCATGAGAATAGTTCGAGCAGTTTGATGAAGAAATTGCTTATCAGCCAAAGGATGATTAGCAATGGCTTCAAGAACAGCAGCAATGCGACGATCACTGCTAAGCGTGTCTTCAGGAAAGCTCCAGAACGCTTCATGACAAGCATCAATCAGAGAGCGATGATTCTGCACGCTTTTCTTCCATCATTTCATGCTCTTCAACCATGGTTTCCATGGAGGCTATTATGCAGCTTTCAAAGAAGCCACAAGCCAAAATAAACTGCTTGAAATGTTCAATGATTTCAGGCATGTAAATGTTATGGAAAGAATAAGAAACTTTGGTTTCTCCTTCTTCGTAAAGAAAAGTGAAGCGACTCATGGGAGAATCAGTGAAAGGATAGCCAGGATCGACAGAGCAAGGATCAAGCATGTGAAAGTAACAAGAAGAAACAAGCCAAGAGGATCATTCGCCAAAAAAGGCGGGAGGAAGCTCAATAACTGGTAGGGCATCATCATCAATGCAAACTGTTCCAGCAAAGGCCCGCGCTAAGCGGGCCGCTGCTAGATCTACTGCTTTTTTGCAACAAAAGCTTTCATACCATCAATAATGGCAGCAGTATCTTCAAGGCCGCGCACGGCATTGATTTCTTCAGTCATTTCAGCTTTGCTAATGGCAATTTGCTCTTGCTTTGCCCATAGCGTCATCATTGCTGCGACGACGTTTCCGAAGGCTTGCCAGGTTTTGACTTCCGTGGCGCGAGCAAGTCCAATGCTTTCAAGAGCAGCTTTGCCTGCAGCCATAGAAGCTTTCTCGTCGGCATAATTCAGAGGATTGGCTTTGCAAACTGCTGTGAGAGCTGCTTTTGCATCGAAGGACTCGGGGGCAGAGTCAGGGGCAGAGTCAGGGGCAGAGTCAGAAGTGCCACCAGTAGTTCCCGTCGCAGCCTTCTTGGCCGCACGAGCAGGCTTTGGGACATCTTGCTGCAGAGCAGGCTTCGGTGCTTCTTCCTTAGGGATGTCCTCTCCGGCATAGAGCCGAAGACCAAGGCCCGTAAACGTAGCGATGGCCTTGACGCTTGCACGTTGGATGTTGTCGCTAATGGCACGACCATCAAGCTGCTGAATGGAATTGTGCTTCCTGTCCATCACTGGAAATACCAGTGCTGGAGTGCGGCGAATGCCGTCCGTTAGATAGGGGCGAAGAATGAAGGCGCCAGGCTCGCCAAATACGGGCCAGCCAATGGTTTTCTCTTCAAAGGCCACAAAAAGCGTCGGGAAATGCTCCTTTAAGTAGCGGAAAGCAAAAGGCCACGACAAATAGGATAAGCCTTTATAGTCCTTTTCAATGTGAGAACCAATGCCAGGCGTGTCGTAAGCAGCTTTAAAAGCTTCAGCGCTGATTTCCAGCGGTGTAAAAATGCCGTTGTAACGGTCGAGCATTGCAGCTTTTGCAGAGTCTTCCATGCAGGAAAAGTCGGACGGAGAGTAAGTAAAGATGGCGTGGTTCATTCTTCAAGAAAAGCAAAGTGCCAGTCGAGAACATACCGTTCGCTTTCTTCATCAAAAGAGAGATACAGGCCAAGCACATCTACTCCGGTATCAGAAGCAAAGCAGTCGAACAAATGAACCACATCATGGTCCAGTTGCTTCATGCGAGCATAAAGCTCAGACGTGGTGAGATTGGGAAAATTCATCATGAAGAGAAGCAACTGCTTTATAGCCAAAGCCCGATGGTTGATATTCGCCATACATGATGACAAACATTTTCTCAGGAGATTCTGCCTTGTTAATAAGACTGTCGCCTGGCAACGGCCAGTCGTTTATCACCCTCACGTCAGTGGGTTCTTCAAGGAATTCGGGATCGTAATTTTCAGAAATTACGCCTTCTTCCCATAGGATCTTCACTTCATTGTCGGGGTGCTCAAGAAGAAATTCTTCGCAAGCAAGCTTGAGCTGAGAAACTTTCATGAACAAGAGCCGCAAAAAATAACACCAAAGAAGCTTCGGCAAGATTTTTCATCTTGCTCTTGATCTTCTTCATCCATAGAAAAACCTGGCAGAGAATTTTCTACTCCATTCAAGACGCGAAATTTGATGGGATTCACATCGTCTTCTTTCTTTACGTCAAAGGCATAGTTTTTGCTGTAGGAGCCAATCTCAATGTCGCCATAGTTATCAATTGCTTTTTGCAATTGCTTAATCAGCTTTGAAGCCTTCATAATCCTCAATGGTAATGTCAGAAGTGGAATAATCCTCAATCATGGAGAAAGCGCCATCAGAAAGAGTGGCACTACCTTCCCAGACGGGAGTAGAACGAACGAGGCGCTCCACTGTTTCGCTCAAGCTTTGCCTTGCATCATGGGCAATGTTTTTCAGATGGGTGTAGGCAGTGTCAGTCAAGGTGAAGTGGCGGCTTTTCTTGGGCTCGCCGTGATCAATGGTCATAGAACAGAGGGCCAAGAAGGTAACCGATGCTGAAACCGATGATGGCGGCCAGCAATAGCTCCATGGTTTTGCCTCGCGAGGGACATGGCCAATATAGCCGGCATGGCCAGCTCGTCAAGGTTTGAAGCTGAATCTTGTATAAAGAATTGTTAATGCCTTGCAGCAGCAGGATTCTGGTGCTAGAACACCCCCATCTCACCATCGCCCATGGCTTTTTCCATCCTCGAACACCTCGCCAAACTGGAGCCGAGCGACCATGCAGGCAAATACATCTGCCCTGCATGCGGTGGCAATGATCTGTCCGTAAACGAAGGGAACGGAGCATATAACTGTTTCAATGACGACAGTCCCAAGCATCGTGCAGAAATTCGTAATATTCTTGCGCCGTTAGAACGCTGGGAGCGTCCCATGCGTGAAGCAAAGCGCTATTTGTTTCCCTATCAAAACCGTAACCGCGAAGACGTGATAGTCGTCACGCGAGACGACACTTCTGGCAAAAAAAGCATTTCGCAAGACTATCCCACTGCTAATAACGCAAGTGGCAAGCGTTCTGAAATTGTCAAACAACTGCGAAAGAATATTCTTCCCTATCGTTATTACGATGCCATTGAAGCATCAGCAGCATCAGGCCTGCCCATCTTCATTGTTGAAGGCGAACTGACTGCCGATAGGCTTTGGGAAATTGGTTTGCCTTCTAGTACGTTTCTTGGTGGCAGCGGACAATATCGCGCAAATGGTGACTATTCGCAACTATTTCGCGGACAGAAAGTAGTTCTTTGTCCTGATCGTGACGAGCCTGGCGTGGCTCTCATGAAGGAAGTGGCTGCAGACAATCCCAATGCACAATGGTGCTACGCGGATCCCAGTAGCTTTGAATGGGACAATCTGCCTCAAAAAGGAGGCTACGACTTAGCCGACTGGCTTGATGATGGTGCAGATCAAGGTGCCATTCTTTCCTGCATCGTTTCAAAAGACAGGCACGAAGGAAAGGACGGGCTGCCTTCTTATGAGGAGATCATTGGCACGTTTGAGCGCATGGTTGGTCTCTACAACAACGACGCCCGCATTGCCTATGAAGCTCGCCAATGGATGGACGCTCATGGCGTCAAGCTAAATTCACAAGAAATCGACAAGCTGCTTTCTGAAGCGCGTGGTCGTGTGCATGGCAAAGAGGAAATGGAAATCCTCGATGCAAAAGCAATTGCACAGTCTGAAGATTCCAGAAAATGGACCATTGCTGGCATTCTTCCTGAAAGCAGTGTAATGCTGCTAGCAGCAGCTCCTGGTAGCGGCAAGAGCACTATTGTTTACAACTGGGCTCTGCACGTTGCCACAGGTAAGGATTGGAGTAACAGACGCTGCAAGAAAGGTAAAGTGCTGATCATTCAATGCGACGAACCAGTTGTTGATGCTGCAGAAAAGCTTCAAATTATTGGCTACGACGATGATGCGCTAGGCAATGGTCAAATTGATTTCATTGATCGCTGGCGCTTTAGCAACATTCCCCAACTCCTTTCCTACGTACAACGTCATCAGCCACAGCTCATCATGATAGATAGCCTCACTTCATGCTTGGCTGGCATGGACGTTGATCTCATTCGTTCTGATGCTGGCAATTGCATTTACGAACTACGTGACATTGCCAATCAATATGGTTGCTCCATTGTCATCCTTCACCACTTAAACAAAAGTGGCGGCATTCGTGATAGCTCCAGCTTTGAAGCCAACGTTAGTGAAGTGGTGAAACTCTATCGCACTGACAATAATCCCGATTCAACGCAGTTCATGTTTGAATGGACCAAGAGCAGGAGTGGTTTGGCTGGTAAGCATTTCATGCAGCGTGATCCTGCCACTTATGGCTGGTATTACAAGGGGCCTGCAGTGGGTGGCAATGAAAGTATGGACAATCTTGTCAATATGATTAATTCTCGAAAGCATGAACGTTTTGATAGGAAGGCCGCTGCTAACGCTTCTGGCTCATGGGACACCGTAAGCGTTGGACGATTACTAGAAGTGGCACGTCGTCAAGGCTTGATTGACACCAGCTTCATTATTGGTCCGAATGGCGAGCGCACCAGGATGTATCAAAGCTGGGCTTATGAAGCTCCAGATGTTGATTTTGAACCTGTTCCCGTTCAGGAAGAAGCTCCTAAAGAAGAGTCTGTTTCCATTGTTTCCAATGAAAGTCTTCCCGAAGGGGAAGACGATGATGAGTGGTTTTGACTGTCTCGCAATAGGAGGGAGGCTCTATTGCACAGCCTCCCTGCTGCCTACCGTAGCGAGCAGCTTTTTATAGTATAAACAGAAAGCGCTTGCTTAATCATGAAAATTATTTGGGACAATAGCGAAAGCAATGCTCCGCTAGAAATCGACGAGACGCAAGAAGCAAAGGAAGTGACAGCAGCATTCTTCAGAAAACTTCGTGAAGAGCTTGAGGCTGAAGATCTTGAAGAAGACTACGAAGACGAGGGAGAATAAAAAAGGGGCCATAAGGCCCCTTTCTTATTTGCGCTTATTTTGATCCTGTCCGTCTAGCCTCCGTTGAAATTCTTTAGCTTCTTGCTCTTTGCCATAGAGCCAAGCTCTAGTGCTTTGTCCTGTCTTAGGACCATTACGAGGGAGCTTGATGACTTTGAAACTATCGGGAACTGAGTTGGTCATGATTGCTTGCGAAGCCCGCAAATCCTACCACTAACCCGTTTTTCCATGGAACTAGACAGTTCGAGGATTGGCCCTCTTGTAAAAAATTTGGTGGGGGGCTGTACACTGGTTCCGGAAAGTCCCGCGAGTATCCAAGAGATCTCAGACGAGCATTCCAGGGGCTACAAGCCTATGCTGCCTGGCCAGCCAGAGCAAGCGGAGCCCCCAAGGGCGAAGCGCCTCAGTCGCAAGGCCAAGATTCCCTAAAAAGAACAGGCCAGACGAGACCTTAAACCTCCGCAATGCCGCTCCAGCCAGAGTGGAGCCCCCAAAGGGCGAAACGTTCAGACAAAAGGCAAAAGAAGCCTTCAATGAACAAAAATCTCCCTAGCATTGCAAAGGAATTTTCCTGAACAATGCTTAAAGCTCCACGAGCTGTAGACCATCTTCCACTTCTTGAACATAACGGCGTTGAAATTTTGCCTATCGTTCACTACGGCTTTTCTTCTCCTATCAAAGGACAACAACCAGCTTCACGCACTTTATATGGAGCACGTGATGGCAATGGAGAGCGCCATTGGCGCTCTAGCCTAAGCGAAATTGAAAAGCTCGTTGACAATGGCTTTGCCATTGAGCAGGAGCAAGATAATGGCTGAGACGCATTATCCTGTTAGTCCGAAAGCTTCAATGGCTAGGCATTATTTTCGCGCCACTGGACAAGATCTAGACAATGAAGGATTAGACGCTGCTTATTGCGAACTATTGAGCATTGTCCATGCTGAGATGGAAGATTTTGTCAGGAAGTATGCGCCAAAGCGCCTGGTAGAACTAGATGCTTTGATGGATCAAGCTTTTTGGCAGTATCATTAAACGAAGGAACGGGGCGCTTTGTGCGCCCCTTTTGCCATGACTATTTTTCCTGCATCGCCTGAAGAAGAGCTTTCCCGTGAGGAATGGCAAGAATTATTCAGCTTAAAACAAGCCATTGATGGCTACCCAGCGAGTATTGCCACTGATCAAATGGAACGCTTCACTGCATTGTTTGTTCGTTCTCTCCATGGAAAAGGAGATACAATTCACTGAAGAATAGTTTTACAAAATGGCGCGGCCTGAAATTGATTTCCCAACGTCTGAAGAAGAGCTTGAATATGCTGCTAAGGCATTGAAGAAAGCGGGCATTTCAGAAACGCAATTTGAAGCCGTGCGTGAAACAAAAGTGAATGGTGGTAATGGTGCTGCTGCCTATTCCAAGGAAATGCTTGGCCTTAGGCGATGGATGGTGCAAGAGCTTCTTGCTGCAAAAATGAGCAATCGTCAGATTGCGAATGTTCTAAAACTAAGCAAAGAAACAGTGAATGGTGATCGCCATTTCAACCGCGATCTTTACACGCAAGAAATCTTGAAGAATCAAGATACGCACAGGGCGCGTCTCTTGAAAGAACAAATGGAACTGAAAGACTTGGCTCTTCGTAGCTTTGAAAACAGTAAGCGCAAGAAAGTAGTGACCATTATGGACGGTGGCGACGATGGTGGGAAGGAGATGGTGAAGATTGAAGAAAGCGCTGGCGACGCGTCGTTCCTCAACGTGGCCAAGAACTCCCTGGTGGAACAAGCAAAGCTGCTTGGTCTCAATGAAATCAAGCAAGTGGAAAACCAAGACACCTCCTACAGGAAATTCCTGAAGGACTTGTCTTCCACCATTGAAAAGGAGAAGGAAGCTAAAGCAACAGAAGAGCGCAGGAGCAATTCTCTTCCTGCGTCTGTTGAGACTATCAGCTTCGATGCAGAGCCGGAAAACGAGCCACTTCCTGACGCCATGCCTTTACAAACAATTAATGAAGATGATTATTGACAATGGCTCCGCAAGGGGTCATTATTAATGAAATGCTTCCTTTGCATTGGACAATTTTTCTACAGTCAACGACTTTCTACGCCAAGCAGTGGCAGCTAAAGATGGCAAGCGTGAAGCCATTGCATCTTCAATATCTCCTGGTCTCCAAGACCATGGCACTGTAGGCGTTCCGCCAAGCTTGGCTAAAACTATAGAAGCCATGCTGCAGAAGCATGGCGACGAAACCTACCGGCAAGTGGCACTGTTCTGCCTAGGTAAGTGGTTTGAGCTACATATTGGTATGTTTGAAGAGCTGATTAGCGAGGAGCCCAGTATGGCCTGTAGTTGCCTGATGGACGCCACTCGCATTGCTGATGCTCTCCATCTCCTTTCAGAAATCAATAGCATTGGAGGCGATGGCGGATGGCGCACCATGCTTGAAGAAACACTCAGTCAGCACATTCTTGAAGAGCTTGAGGAGGAAAAATGGTGATGGCCTCTATTTGCCGCACCTATCTTATTACCACTTCAGAAGGAAAGAAAATTGCCCTTGGGGCAATTTCTGCTAAACAAGCAGAACACTTTCTTCTTGTAATGCGTCCTGATTTAAAAGTGGCATTAATTGAAGAAATTTCTCCTCTTCCAGAAGATCCCAAACTATGATTTTCTCTTTCCATTGCACTGACGCCACTGGACACATTCGTCTAGGAGATTTCTGTTTTCAATGGAGAAATAGTTTTCTTCTTGGCACAATGTACGATGGTTTTGGTGAAAGCCAATTAGCCATCGGAAATCGCTCTTTCCATTTTGGACAATTTCGTTTCGTTTGATCATGGAAATCCAGCTCTCCTTGGTTGAAGAGCATCCCCTTCCTCGCATGATTCACATTTGCATTCCGCCTCAATTGCAAGAGGAAGCACAAGCTTTGGCTATGGAGAATCCTCCTATTCACCCTGCATGGCGAAAGGCTCAACAACGTGGTAGGCATTTTGTTATTGCCACCAATGAGCTTGATGACATTACGGAACTGGCTGACTTTGCTCGCACCAACATTGAAGAGCCTGAAGGGCCAATGAGCAAGCCAAAGCGCCAGGCCTATCAAATTCTGCTAGACAGGGCTTTTAGGCACGCTGAGCTGATGCCAGTGGGCTCTTGTCATGCCATTGCCATTAAATGGCGAGACAAGCCACTGCCTATCACTAAAAACCTAAGCATTGCCACACAGGCTTTGCGCAAGCCACGAGCTTTGTAACGATTTATGAACGGCCCCCTTGATGGGGGCCTTTTTGCTGGCACAATACGCCCATGCAGCGGCGAACGCTGCTAGTCCTCTGTTTCACCATTGTGACCACTACGTTCAACCACACTCTTCCCAATCAGCCCATCTGTGCTTTCAAGGATGGAGAATTGGCAATGTTCTTTGGCCAGCCAATGGTAACGCGCAGCTTCTCTATGGCAGACCTACAGGAATTTATTTGCACCATTGAAAAGGCTATTGATGAAGAGCCTAACCTTGTGCAACAGCTCGCATTGAATCGTATCCGCTGTGCTTTTATCGTAAGCCTGGAAATGCTTAAGGAAAATCATGAAGAACTGCAGAAAGAAGCTCCCACTGGCTCTGATTTTGAAGAGTATTTGATGAACTACAACAGTGCAATTAAAGGAGGCAAACTGTGACTTCCACTCCCAAAGATAGGCTTTCAGACGCTATTTTTGAATACTTTGAGAATGACAATGGCGACCAGCTCATTAAAGATCTCGCGGAATTGTTGGCGCAAGATCGGGATCATCATCTTAGGAAATTTCGCGCTATCTCTCATGCCTACGAACAACTCTTTGGCCAAAGCTTCTGATCCATTGTTGGATTGGGACCACGATAAGCGAAGCGTGATGCAACTTGCTACTGCCAAGCTTGAACGCAGGCTTCAGTATTGGCGAGAAAAGGAGCAAGAGGAAATCCTCAAGCGTTATCGTCTCATCACTTCCATTTAGCCACCTTGCCCAGTTCTACACACTACGAGGTTCAGCAATGACTC